ACGCAGGAAATATTCCTATCTAAAAGCGGCTACGGCGAGATAAGCCTACGGGTGGGCAGCAACACAATACTGCGAAGTAACGGCTCCCCTATTGTTATGGATGTTGCGCCCACAGTGCGAGATGATCGGACTTTTCTACCTGCCCGCTACGTTGCGGAGGCTTTTGGGGCAGAGGTTTATTGGAGTACCGAAACCCAAACCATACAGATATCATGGGATGACGGACAGCCACTAACCGTACCGGACTATTCAGATGGTTATTACGGGCCAACCCCAACACCACAACCCGCCACAGAAGATGATACCCCCATTCCCCTTTATGAGTGGACATACGGCGGAAATCAATGGTCATGGGATTCTGGCGTCACCCAACGGGCAGTAGAAATAATTCTCGATCACTACCGTGAAATGCCGCATCCGCATAGAAATCAGTTAGACTACGTTCTAACTTATTGTACCGACGAGGACAGCCTGTATATGATAGAAGCATTAGCGAAAGAGATAACAGAAATAGCAACTAGGGAAGGAATACCAAGAGAAGAGATACCCTATCTGGCAATAGCTTTTGTGCAAAGCTTCCCTTATGTATCTGATTCCATATCATCCGGGTATGACGAATATCCGCGTTATCCGATTGAAACGTTCTTTGAAAGAAAAGGCGACTGTGAAGATACCGCAATTCTCACCGCAGTATTACTCAAGCAATTGGGCTATGGTTCAGCCTTAATAATTCTGCAAAACCATTGCGCCGTAGGCGTATTGGGGGAAGAAGATATACAAGGCGCTTATTACCTGGTTAATGGCAAAAGGTACTATTACCTTGAAACAACGGATGTCGGATGGGAAGTCGGAGAAGTACCAGATAGCTTACAAGGATCCGATGCTATAGTACTGCCGCTACCATAAAGGAGGTTTAACTATGTGGGACGCAATGATAATTATCGGCCTACTTGGAACAATGGTCGCCATAGTAGGCAGCATTATAATGGGGATAAAGCGTAATCCCATCTGGAAGAAATGGCTGGCCGGAGCTGGTATTGCCTTTGTCGTAATGATAGTGGGCGCAGTAAACGCACCGGCGCCAGGCGAACCGAACGGCACCCCCTCAAACCAGGCGGCAAGCGCGCCGACGCCAAGCGAGCCGGACAATACATATGCCGTCAACTTAGAGAAAGCCACGGTTGCAAAAGTAGTTGATGGGGACACCCTGGCCGTGAATGTAGCCGGTGAAGAAAAGCGAGTTCGTCTGATCTTGGTGGACACGCCCGAGTCAGTACACCCGGACGAGTCCAGAAATACGGAGTACGGCAAGATGGCCAGTGATTTTACGGCATCACAGATAAAAGCCGGCCAGACGATATATCTGCAAAAGGATGTATCGGACACCGACAAGTATGGTCGGCTGCTTCGTTATGTCTGGCTTGAGCAGCCCACGGACATTGAGGATGAGGCAGAAGTCCGGGCCAAAATGTATAACGCCAAGCTGCTGCTGGAAGGTTATGCGCAAATCGCCACATACCCGCCTGACGTCAAATATGCGGACATATTTACCAATTTCCAGAGAGAAGCCCGGGAGAGCGATAAAGGGCTGTGGGGAGTCGAAGAGGAGCCCGCTGAGACAGTTGCAGCTCCGCCTGTAACTACGCCTGCCCCGGCTCCTGCACCAGCTACCGTTGCCCCTGAGCCGCAACCGCAGGTTGAACCGCAAACAGCCACGGTTTATGTAACAAATACCGGCGCAAAGTACCACCGGGACGGCTGTAGATATCTTAGCAAGAGCCGGATTCCTATGAGTTTAACAGATGCGAAAGCGGCAGGGTATACGCCCTGCAAGGTCTGCAAGCCGTAACAGCAGGAGGGTGCATTTATGAGAGCGGTTGCCTATGCAAGGTATAGTTCGGCCAATCAAAGAGAAGAGTCTATATCTGCCCAGCTCCGGGTTATATATGATTATGCAAACAAACACGGAATAAATATAGCAAAAGTATATGTTGATGAAGCCCAAAGCGCAACCAGCGACAATAGAGATGATTTTCAGCGTATGATCGCAGAACTCGACGAAACAAGTCCTGATTTAGTTTTGGTCCATAAACTAGATCGCTTCGCCAGAGATAGGTTTGACGCAGCTTTTTATAGGAGGGAGATAAAAAAACACCGTGCGCGCTTGATAGCTGTGGAGCAAGACTTCGGCGAAGGGCCGGAAGCTGGATTAATGGAAAGCATACTTGAAGGATTTGCAGAATATTTCTCGAAGAATCTCTCAAGAGAAGTTAAGAAAGGGCATACTGAAAACGCTATGCAGGGAAAACATTGTGGTGGAATACCACCGTTAGGTTATAGCCTAGATAAAGACGGCAAATATATTGTTAATAAAGAAGAGGCCCCAGCCATAAAAGTAATATTTGAAAGAAAACTAGAAGGCTATAGTTATAAGCAGATTGCCGATGAACTGAATAAATTGGGTTATAAGACAAAAAGCGGACGTCCCTTTGGCCCTAATTCCTTACATGATATTTTGAGGAATGAAAAGTATAATGGCACCTTTGTTTTTCGCAAGACAAGCCCTAATAGCAGTAGGCAGGCAGAAGATCCGACTAAAACTATGCGAATAGAAAATGCCATACCCAAAATTATTGATAAAGATACCTTTGATAAGGTACAAGAAATAATGGATAAATCCCGTTGTCAGCCAAGACCAAACGAAGGTAAACAGATACGTTACCTGTTAACAGGCTTAATTCGTTGCGGTCTATGCGGACAGGCAATGGCCGGAGATACTAACACCAGAAAATATAAAAATAGCTCTGCCACTTACGGATATTATAAATGTGGATTAGCCAAACGCACCAAAGAATGCACTAACAGCACTAGGTATCCCAAGAATACTATAGAATTAGAGGTATTAGGCAGAATAGAAAAACGAGCGGCATCTATTAAAAATCCTGAATCCATGGCAGATAAATTGATAACTAAGTTAAAAAAAGACTTCGAGAAAAATGACAGACAAAAAGAATTGCGTAAATTACTAACGAAAACCGAAAAGGAGTTGCATAATCTCACTAATGCTATCGCAAGCGGTGCCGACCCGAGATTATTAGCAAGCAAGTTAAATGAAGCGGGAAAACGGCGTGACCAATTGAAAGAAGAAGTTAAAAAAGCTGGCGTGCCCATAGATTTATTAGACAAGCAAAGGCTTGTCGATTTTTTGCGTGAACAAAAAGAAATTAAATTTGACCGGAACGATGAGGTTCAGTGTTTGGCAGCAATAAGGAAAACGATAAAACAAGTGCTTGTCTACCCAGATAGAACGGAGGTCGAATTCAAAGAACTATCTCTGTAGCTTGTGGGGATTAAATGGTATTCTCTTGGGGCTACCACTTAATCCCCACAATAAATAAAGCGAGCACTTGCTTAGGTGCCGCTTTTTTTTATTTTACAAGGCTGTTTAACAAACAGGACATATGCCCCAGATCTCCTGCCATCCTCCTTCTACTTTCCTGCCGCCTTTCCGTCTACGTAGTTAGGCTTGCGGTCAATATGAAGATATAGGAAGGAGAAAGAAGGAATGTTATGTTAAATGTCGTATTTATATATTCTAAAAAGACGCAGCTGAAATTGTTGGAATTCGAAAGTTACAAATGGTGATAAATTTGGATTATTTGCATGTTAATAAAGTGTACGGAAGTTATCCGGATTTTTCTACAGAGCCCTTAGATGCACTTTTAAATACCGGTAACAGGGTTTATGTAAAAACATATAATAATATTCAAGGCAATCGAGTCTTAGTGAATGAATATATTTGTTATAGATTAAGCAAAATACTAGACTTGCCGATTCCAGAGGCTGGTATCGCAATAATAGATCGAGATACTGAGCATCTATGCGATGAAGATGTCTTTTCCCCCGAAAATTATGGGCATTGTTTTTTCTCAACGAGAATTAATAAGGTGACAGTCATAAACTCAGCCATAATTCCGCAGATTAGCAATAAAGAGGATTTTTATAAAATAATATTATTTGACCACCTGATTTATAATAAAGATAGAAATAAAGGAAACTTGCTTGTAACCAGCGATAGTACAGTTAGATTATATATAATTGACCACACCCATGTATTTAAAAATGCATGCATTTGGGATAAAATTTGTTTTCAACAAGGCATGTCAGTTGACGACTACCTCGACAGGCAAATTATTGAATATAACTCTTTAATTTACGGTTATTTCTGGGAGCACTTACCTAAGAATTTAGATATATTATTAAGCCATTCAACTGATTTCAAAAATAGACTGAATCTTTCAGTTTTAGAAGATGTAATTAAAGACTTGCCGGACAGTTGGGATGTTTCTTGTGAAGATATTACCTCCTTACTGGAATACTTATCCTATAGATTAGAGAAACTTGATCATATATGTAACATTATTGTTGGGAGATGAATGTAATGCCAACCGTACAATTTTCCGTTTTAAGTTATTATCCTTCGTTTGTTACGCAGGAAAACATAAATATAGGGATATTGTTTTATAATGCCGATAGCGACGAGCCAAGTTTTTATTTCATTAAAAAATGGGATAGAGTAAAGGCTTTCGATGATGAGCTTAATATTAATTTTATGAAAGAGTATTTGAAGGGTCTGTCCCATGAATTGAACAAAAATCTATTCAATTATAACAACAAGTTCGATTTGAGACAGCTTGTTAAGTATTATGTGAACGAGTATAAATTTTCCAGGGTTCAAACTGTCATTTGTGAAGATAGTGGCGCTTTTATAGAGAATACAAAGAAAATGTATCTTAAATTCGACTATGAAAAACATGAGCGTCTAAATAAAAAACAAGAAAAAAAATATATTTATCAACTGTTAAGATCATCCGGGATCGCGTATACAAAGCAAAAAATAAAAGGAGCCTTTCAAGAGGATATTAAATACGACTATATTATCGGAGACCATGCTGTTAAATTATTTAGTTTCGAAGGAAAGGCCTTGCAATATTTAGTTAGTAGCGCGAAAGCTTGGGCTTTTAACGCAGAAGAAATGCAAAATATGTATAAAACTATTTTTATTTATGATGTGGAGTTAAAAGATGCACCTCTTTATAATTCAATTATTGAAATATTGAATAGAAGTGCGCATAAAACTATGCCACTATCCGACGGAATTGACTATTTGCTATCCCTTGGGAAGGTTGACGATTCCAATGCTCCGAATAAGACAGTTAATAATCAATTTACTTGATAATCATTTATCCGCTATAGTTTCCCCAGAAACCACAAAAGGGACCAGGCATTACGCCTGGTCCTTAATTAAAAAGCTATTCTGTTGTTTAAAAGCTATTCTGTTGCTGCCCAGCCTTCCCCAAACTCGTCCTTGAAAGCCCTCAACGCCGCCTCAACCAGTCCCTTAATCTCGCTGGTTGTTATCTCAATCACTTTTTCCTGCGCCCTGGCCGCCAGCCAATCGGCAGCCTGGTTGTACTTATCTTCCCCATGCAGGTCCTTAAAGGCCTGTTCCACAAACCGCACAGCCAGTGCAGCCAGTTCCTGCTTGGTCTCCAGCTCCTGCTGTATCCGCTGCAGCCGTTCCGCACCTATCTTGCGCCTCAGCCACTCAGCAGCCATGACGGCCAACACCGGCAATAAGATGGACAGCAGATCATAGGCCAGACTCACAATTCTATCATCCATTATTTCAACACTCCTTCCCGGTCCAATATGACCAGCGTTTTCAGAGTAGACTCGGGCAAATTGATATTACCCTTGCCGTCCCCAGCCAGCGACCCCCGGTTAATCAGCTTCTGCACAACGGGCTTACCCCAATCAGGTACATCGTTTAAGGTTTTATATGTCATTTCATCATCCTCCAATCTTGCATATAATTCCTTCCAGGGAAACAATGCCCCGGGGCAAGCGGTAGGCATTACATGCTTATGCCCTATTACCGCTATTCCCGGGAATCGTATATGAATATCCTGTATCAGCCACACCAAGCTCTCCATCTGCTCCTCGGTGGGCTTTTCGGTCTGGAAGTTTCCAATAAGGCATATTCCTATGCCATCCACATTTGCATCATGCTGCGGGTCTTGATAAGCATGGGCTCCTCTTGCCCATTCCGGCCGGCCGCGCCAGATTGAACCATCAGGATAAACGGCATAGTGATAGCCAACCCCAGCATAATTCCGGTTTAAGTGCCATCTGTGGATATCCTGGATAGTCGTATCTATGTCGCTTGCTGAATGGTGGACCACTATCCTCTTGGTATATGGTCGAGTTCTGAATCCTCCGTTAAATTGGAGGTTCGCTTCGTGTATCTGCATTATTCTCGCCTCCTTTCAGTTTGGCTTTCCGGATCTCGGCCAGCATCCAGAGCTCGCCAGTGGTAAATGCGAACCAAGCCGCAATCAAAGCTGTAGGCTCGCTGCCCACCCGGAGAAACACATACAAAACAGCGGCGGTAAATCCCGTATTTAAGAGGACTACCGCCGCTACAATAAACTTGGAAAATTTGTTCTTCATTTTAACCACCCAATTTCTGTACATACCAGATAAAGAATCCTAAAAACACGGCCAGTAGGCTAGTTACCCCGCCTACAAGTTTCCAGGCTACCGACTTCATTAGGGCCATAAGATCGCGTATGTCGCTGGACAAGTCATCCAGTTTTTTAAACAGTGTGGCAAGCTGTTCATTTTGTGTGGCATCCTTAATCTCCAGCGCCCTTATCCTTTCCCCATGATCGTTCAACCTCTTTTCGGTGTTTTCCTCAAAAGATACCAATAACGCCACGCTCCCCTCAACATTAATCCTAAAAATAAAAGGCTGGTCTAATTACCCGCCAATAGGAACTATTTTTGAACTGCTTTTATCCAGCATCCTCCTGATGTAGTCTAACCCTCGCTGATAAACCAGCGTCTTAATATTAATGCAGGTAGTCCCGTCCTTTAGGCAATAAAAAGAGCAGGGGCTTATCCCCTGCTCATGGTGACATTGTTTGTCCGTTTCATTTCCCTTGGTAAGCAGTATAATAATATTGAGGTGGAAACATGAAGAAAACAGAAAGTATTATAATAGCTATTTTTATAACCTTGATAGTTCTGCTTAACATCTTCGAACACACCTTATTTTACCGCGTTACCATGCTTGTTGTAGGCGGCCTCTTCTTTCTCTTCTGCCTGATTTTCGCAATACTAAACAAATACGATAAGCTGTTTTAGCGCGCCATATTTGCCCTCGGGGAAAACCTTTCGCCTACTGCCTTCTGAGCAATTTCCAGCATATTAGCCTGCATTCTTCGAGTGCGCTTTTCCTTCTCCGCGTACGACAGGGACGAATCAGTATTAACATTACGGATTTCCTTGCGGATATTACTTATCCTTCGTGCTTGCCGATTATAATAACGTTGCTCACTGGGGTCATATTGCTTACCCTTATTGCCGGTAGCGCCGTAGTCCGAAGCCGCAGTATCCAGTTTTTCTTTCTGCTCATAGAACTTATTCATTACATCGTTGGAGTACAAGGGATCCGCGGTAAAGGTGCGCGTTAGCACTTCCCCTACCCGCTGGCCGATATTCTGCCCGCGCCCTTGAGCCATGGCCGGGATGCCCAACTCGCCAATTACGCCAGAATAACTTCGGAACAAGTAGTCAAGTTTTTTGGGGCTAAGCTTCAAGGCGTCGCCTATAGTCTTTGCTGCCGCGCTGGTTTTTTCATCATACTGCAGTTCCGGCGATAAATCCTCCATATAGCCGGGAACTATAGGACGCCCGGCAAAATCCTTGTTTCGCATAACATCGGCTGCCGGCATTACTATGGGCCGTACGGGCGGCACGAAGTTGTTTACCCACGCCTCGCTGAACTGATAAAATCCTTCCGGATCGTCCGCCTCCCATTGCCTTAGAGCGCGTTCGGGCAGATCGCTAAACACCACTCCTATTTCACGCGGTTTGGCAACCTTAATAAACTTCTTGCCATCCTGGTAGGGTATACAATAGTAATTATCCCTTACGAAGCCACTGAGCTTATGGTAATTGGGATTATCCTTATTGAAGAGATAGAGCCCTATGGTTGGCACCGTAACCGCTACTATACTTCTGTAGGTAGCGCCTAATGGATCCTTGCCAAACATACGGGCTATCTTTTCTATTCCCTGCACTGCAGCATTAAAGTAAGGAATGAAGGCATCAACATCCTTGCCCGCTTCACCGCGCCTGCTGAAATTCACGGTTACGTCCTGGGAAGCATGTAGCCCTTCTAACTTGCTGGCATAGTTATTGCCGCCTTTTTTTACGGTACGAATATACTCAGGCAAGCGCGGCAATGCCTCAACCGTACTGGTAAACCGCTCTATGCCTTGGAAACCGGCTTTAGCACCTTTGCCGACGTAAGATAAAGGCGTGTTGTTCTCCGGTCTCCAGTAGCCCGGCATAACCTTGCTCTTGCTCTCAGCCAGCAGATTACGGTCGGCAGCTACTGAAGCGGTATGTGAACCGCCGCCCATAGCCTTGTATTCCTGGTAGAACTTGTCCGGATGCCAACGTTCATTAGTAACTATACGGGCCAAAGAGTCAAGCATGTCCCAGGTAAATTGGGCCTCTCTAACCCCAGGCGCCTTGCTCAAGGTTTCGCTTGATACATACGCCATCGGTATATCGCGGGCTATATTACGTGTCGCAAATATCGGGTTGCCCCCGGTAGTCAATACCTTCATCAGCCGGGTAGCGGTCCTGAAAGATTCCACAAGAGCATTTACGCCTGTATCCGACAAGGTGGTCAAAGCGTCAAGCAACACCGGGTCGTTTACCTTGACATGAACACGTTCGCCATCGGCAAAAGCCCTTACGATATTAGGTTTATCTAATGGCTGTTTGGATGCCAGTTTTCTTGCCGTCATCTGCTCAAACGGTTCTTCCAAATAATTTATAACCCCGTCAATCCCATCCTTTTTAAGAACGGTATTAATGTTGTCCAGGGCATCCATGCCTTTTTCCGGGATTATCTCGGCAAACCCGGACAGTTCATCAGGGGCTTTCTCTAGGTTGCGAATTACCGCCTGCATAACCTCATTGCGCTTAGCTGTCTTAACGTAGCGGTCAACCTGCTCTATCGTGCTTTCTATGGGGTCAACGATAGGTCTTTCGGAGCCCTCCGCTTTCTTGGTTGGATTAGTCTGGTTGGCAAATCCCCGTTTTGCCTTGCCCTGCCCCGGCGTAGTCTCTATCGGCTTCATCTGTCGTTGGAAAGGCGTATAGTACGGATGTGCCTTCAGGAAAGCCTGCCATGCATCCGGGGTAATAATGCCGGTATCAACCAGCCAGGACTTGGCCATATCCCTGTGCCACTTCACATATTCGTCCGCTGCCTGCTTCAGTTCAGGCGTTTGCTTATCATAGGCAGCCAGCCGCTGTTTTGCTTTCTCCGGGGTCATAGCCCATTTCCTGGGGTAAACCTGCTTGTCTTGCTCCATCCATGATATAGAATTTCTCAGCACCAAGTAGTCTCTGAAATCCTGTTCTTTCCCCCGGGGAATATTGCTCAGCACTTCCTTGAAAGACGGGCCCACGATATTGCCCTTTGAGTCCACCAAGTTTTCCTCTAAGATTGCCCTGGCCGCGCCGGTGGATTCCCGGCTATTGATTGCTAGCAGATAAGCCTTATCCTCTGCCGGCAGATGCTTACCTGTGGTTTTAGCCACAAACTTATCCAATTCATCCAGGCGATACAGATCGTCAACCGCCTTGGTATAAACCATCTTGGCAGATTCTTTGGCGATAATGGGATCGCGCTGAGCTTTGCTTACAATATGCCTGCCGGTATCAATGTCGCTCGTTTCCGGCTCAGAGGCTATGCGCTGCTCAGCAGCTTTGAAGCCTTTGCCAGCGGATGACATTTTTTCCTGCCGTATCGGTATCTTCTGCCCCTGGAAGGTTACGGACGTTTCCCCATTGTCTCTTAGTTCCTTGGCGCGAGCCCAGACGTTGCTCAATACCTTGCGAGCCGCTTCCGGGCTGTACCCTTCAAAAACATCGGGGAACTGCTTCTGCATCAGCTTTCCGAAGTGTTCAAAATTGCCCTTGTGAAGCTGTTTGGCTCCGTACTGCACCATGGCCTTGAAATCGTCTATAGGGGAATTGCCGCTGGAACCCAGTTTAAAGCGAATGTCGGGATTAGTTGTGTCCCATGTGCCACGGTTGTAGACAGATTTGATTTGTTCAGGCTCAAAAGCGATATAGGTTTTTTGCCCATTTTTATCAGTAACTATAATTCCGTCAAAACCGCCTGCCCTCGCTTCTCGAAGCAGAGCTTCTTTATTGTTATCAACAAAACTTGAGGACATTGATACTCCGTTAATTTCAAACGGCTTTTCAATGTTTAAATAAGTGGGATATATTTGCTCCGCCCCACCTAAATTATTAACGGCATCATTCGCTGCCCATTCTGCCTCTTTGGGATTACTCGTAAAGAAAAATCCCTCTTTGTCGGCACCGTAATTTGAGCCGATTTTGCCCTTGTCAAAAGCATTAAAATCAGCCCCAGTCCCGTGATAAACAACCAACGGCTTGCCCTGTTCGTCTACTACCTTGCTGTCACCGAACCATTGCCTAAACTCCCGGGTATCGGTTACACCAGCAGCTCGCGTTGAGACCTCCCCCTTCGCCTTAGCCGCCGGCTCCTGCCACTGCTTGCCGAAGGTATCGACAAACTGCTTTTCGCCCATGGCATTCTGAAAGTATGGCGTTGCCACTTCATCCCGCACCCTTGCGCGTAAATCTTCCAGGTTCTTTAGATAAGGCATAACCGTGTCGTTCTTGGATACCATGCTTTTTACCCGGGCGATAAGATTGTCTATGGCTTCCAGCAAGGGCTTAATTAACTCTGGGGCCTTTTCCGCTACCTTGCCGAAGAATCCGGGAGTGCTCAAAGCCTCTGCGAATACGTCAGCAGCGAGCTCATGCGGCATATCTTCTGCGGCATAACCAAACTTCTCGTAATGCTTTTCCAGCCCCTTGGCGTCGCTAATGTGTTCAACGGCAACCTTCATAAGCTGACCATAATGCTCGCTGTGGGTATTCTCCATAGAGTGTCCGACTTCATGCCAGAACACATAGTCAACAGGATCCGTAATACCTTCGTTGATATACAGCGTTCTACCGGACTGTGCGCCTCGAGCCCCTTTGCCCTTATAGGTAACCAGCCTTAAGCCCAGCTTTTCGGCTATATCGCCAGCCGCCTTAAACTCTGGTTTCCCCATAGCCTCCGGGGCCAGTTCCACCTTATTGATAGTGAACGGGCCAACTTTGCGCTGCGCGGCCATTTCTTCCAACACCGCAAGGTCTTGCTGCTGTTCGGGAGTGAGGCTGAGGTCGCGTTTGAACTTTGTAAGCTTTAGTCCGCCATTGCCTTTTAATCCTTCAGGTGGTATATTCTCAGTAGAGGCTCCCGCACCCTCTCCGGAACGAGTACGCATAGGTCCGGATTGCGTAGTTTCCTGCAAGCCGTAACCCTTGCTGGATACATCGGGGGCCTTATCATCTTTCCATCCGGTTAAAAGCCATGTCTCTTTGTTTCCGGCTTTATATAAAGATAATACCGCCGTATGCCCATTATCGGATATATTTACCCGCCGACCTCCCTCTGGTCCATATATCTCTCCACGTTTACCACGGGCGATAACATCAACCATATTGAGGGCAATTTTTTCTCCGTCGTACCCTTCCGTGGATCGTTTCTCTATTATGTGGCGCACGCCGCCTTTGGAATTTCCCCAATAAAATGACACATTCCCTAAATCCGGCCTATGCATGGCGTTTAGGGCGTCCGTCTTAGTTTCTATTACATTTTTCATAGCATCTCTGCCAAGGGCAATGTTTTTCTCAACTTCCTCCGGGGTGCCAATTTTGTTCTCGTTGTTACCTTCGGGAATTTCCCGCTTGAACCTAACCCCTTCATACTTTCCAAAGTCAGCCCTATCCGCCATACCTGCCCTTGCCTGATTTTCAACCTCGCTAAGCCTGCTCAAATCGCGGGTAAGGCCATAAGGCTCTACCTGCTTCTGCGCAGTCTGCATATCTGAAAGCAGTGCCCTTGTTTCGTTTTGTTCATTAACAGCATTATCAGCAACTTTAGCCGACTGCCAATCAATGCCTTTTTTAGCAAGCATTCTCCTTGCGGCTTGCGTTGATTCATTGTCGGGGTGTCCATTCGCGGCAAAAATTCGCTGTTCCATGACCGTTGGCGGTCTAAGTTCTCCCGCTTGTACCTTATCGCGATACTCTTGCTGCAACTGCGCTCTTTTTGCAAGCAGCTCATCGTCTTTCAGTGATTGGCGCTTCAGTGCATCTTCCCATGCCTTGCCGTGCGACATGCCCCCCTTGTGCATGCCGGAATCTCCAAAGCCCATGTTGCTGGCACCATTCACCGCTAAATAAGTTTCCTCATCCATGACGACTGGTTCCTTTATGGCCGACTCGCCTGTATCCCCTTCCAGTTGCCTAATGCTCTTCTGTAATCCGTGCCATTCTTCCGGCAGCTTCTGCCCGCGCGATAATTCGGACAATATGCCTAAAAACTCATTGTTGGCTGGTTCGCCCGTTTCCGGGTTTCCCTCCATGAGGTTTCTGATAGCCATATCCCGGTATTCGCCTTCCCGGGGAGCGCGTAAATGTTTCTGCCAAAATTCCCGGTACCATGCAGGGTTAGCGGATACCCGAATATTTCTCCCGGGTATGCTCTCCACTCCGCCCAGTTCGCTCTTCATATTGGCTACTTCGGCATTTATCATATCGCTGTATTGCTTTTCAAGTCCAGCCAGATATTCCGGGTCGCCAATGTCGGAGCGGGGAACAGCGCCCTCGTCCTGCCTTATGAATCTGCTGCCCTGTCCGGTTCTGCCCTCAGCTAATGCCAATGGGGTTCCCGGCTCATTACGGGTTACGCCGTACTGGTCAACGAACCAATAATCGTCTTTCGGGAAGCCGGTACCGCGCTCCCAATTTACTCCTTCAGGAAGTGATAACCGTTCCCCGCTACTAGATGGCAAGGCCAATTGCTCGTCAGCCTGCATCCTTGGCGGTTTCCAATACTCCCAGTTAGGGATATTGCTTTGCGGCTCTGGCGTTACTCCCTCTTGTAAGGCCAAAGGCTTTCTGTTGAACGTCATTGAATACTCACCGTCTATCGCTTCCGGTTTTGTAGCATTTGACGGCCCGTTACCCAGCAAATCATCCAATACGGTTTCGGAGCTTTCTTCCGGCATTAAAGCATTGACTTTGCGCTTGGGGATACCTTTTAATAGATCCACGCCTTTGCCCAAACCGTGAGCTGCACCCATGAAAGCTACATCACCAAGGCCGAACAATGCCATATTCTCCAAATAATCCTTAGCCTCTGGGTTTTCGTTAGCGATCGGGGTATATAATGCCCCGGCCGCTACCCCGCGTCTGCCCGTTTCAGTCCATTTGCCGGCGCCCATCAAGGCTTTTCCGATAGCAGGTATTTTTGTGGCCGCACCGACAGTGCCGTAAGAAGCGACAATGGCCGGCGTTTCTTTGCCGATATTATACAGGATGTTTTCAGCAAGTGTACCCTGCAGCCCGGCTCCTTTCTTCAATCCTTCCAAGGTGGCATCATCGTATGGCAGGGTATTAACCTGCTTTGAGTAGGTGCCGGCAGGCTTGCTAGCCTTAAAAGATTTCTTGACTGATAGCGGGGCTTGGGGCAAATAATTCAGGGTGTTTATTTTGTCCCCTAAATTCATAATTCCTTCAAGCAAACCTATCCCGCCGGCAGCAGGTAGTCTTTTTACAGGGGAAGCGGTTTTGGCTGATTGAGGCGCACTTGCATACCTCGCCATTTCAGGCGAGTACAAAACCACTGGGTTGGTTTGGGCTAATTCCGCTTTTTTGGTCGCAACCGCAGACGGCTTTAAAGGCGCAGCGGTGCTTACCCCTTTTTGCTGATAAATATTATCTTTGAAATCCAAAGAAGAAGCGGTTTTGACTGGTTGGTCCCGCCTCTTCCCTTGCAACTTCTTAAGTTCTTTTTCCTGGGTAGCCCTAATACTCGCAAAAGGGTCTTTAAACTGCTTGGCCATTGTCGCTACCCCTCCTATTCTTATTAATAACTATCTCTTTCAGACTGATTAAGTAACTGTTTGTATGCAGCTGCCACAGACGTACCGGCAGCCTTGCCGGTTTGGAGATATTCCTCAGGCGACATCCGGGCATATTTAGTAATGAGATAATCAGCAACTGTCTTAACATCGGCTCCACTGGAAGTAATGGCTTTTCGCCAATCAGAATTATTGAAAAGAGTGTTCAGGGTATAATAAAGTGGATATTGTTCGGCATTGCCTCCTCGTTGCCGATTAAGCTCATATTGAGCATCAGCCCGTTCCAACAAGCCGCCGGTCATAACATTGGCTCGTTCCCCTTGGGTATCCAGGTAATAAGGGGGGTCTTGGGAACTGCCACCGCCGCCGCCACTGCTTCCGCTCAAAGCAACTTTACGAGCGTTCAATTCCGCCGCTTTCTCAGACATAATTTGCTCAAAAGTCTTAGTTCCAGGTTCTACGCCCAAGGTTGCATAAACCTCTGCGGTCGGCACGCCTGCTTCAAGCATGGCCCAAGCTCGATTCCATCTTTGTTCTTCTTGCGCTATCGCCTGCTCTTCCTGGTATCTGGCGGCTTCTCGCGTAGCGTCCTCCTGCCGTTGGGTTTCTGCCATACCTGCCTTCAGCCAATCAAGCTGAGTATTGTAAACGTCCTGCGCCCGGTTGTAATTAACTCCGTACTGCTGCGCATATCTGTCTTGTATCGCATTTTGCTCGTTCTCCCACTGCTGTCTGGCCGCAAGGGTGGGAATGTGAATATCGTCCCCGCTGCTGCTTATATTGACAGGGGGAGTGGTAAACCTGAACTCTTCCCTTTCCGGAGGATTATATGTCGGCAATGCATCTGCAAGCTTTTCCTGTTGATCTTTCCAGGTGTTAAGCCATTCCATAGTCGTGTTATAAACATTTTGGTTGCGGTCGTTAATAGCCTCCTGTCCATTCAACACGTCGGTATATAGGTTCGGCGTGTTGCTGTTGAGCGACGCACCTGTGTTTCTGTCGAACTGAGCCCCAATGCCCATGGCATCCCGTATCTGATTTGCCCAATGGTGCGCTGCCTGAGCCCCTGTGTAGTCTCCTGACGCCATCTTCTGGTTGTATACCTGCTGAGCCCGCTCAATTTCCTTATAGCCTGAAGCGCTATCGTTTTTGAAATTATCCAGAGATATTTCCCAAGGCTCCTTGTTGGCAGCGTTTCCCGTTGCGGCGTTCCCACCTATTGGAGCCAATGTGGCTAGGGGAGCCAATGAATTATTGGTAGTTGCGTTATTAGCTTGAGCGTTGTTCGTCCCAAGTAAAGGGGTAAGCGAAGGCGCCGACGCTATTCCTCCTAATGTGCCTGTGAACATAGAGCCCAGGCTGCCGGCTTTTGGGACGTAGTTGTATCCGATTTCGTTTTTCAGATCATTGCCGTAAGGCTTGGATCCAGGCAAATCCAAAGGCACGCGGTGATTGTCGGCATCGTAAGCATAGCCGCCCTTGTGTGAGCCGCTGTAGTTATAAACATTGCCATCCGACGCATAATTCTTGGCCGTGTCGTAGTCTTTGACCACATGAGAATAACCGTATTTATCGACATAGGCATAACCGTTGGAACCGGAGCTGCCGCCGCCACCAGAACCGGAACCGCTTGACTTACTCGAGCCAGAACTGCCACCGCCGCCGCCGCTGCTTTTACCTGAAGAACTGACTCCAGGGCCCCATGTAACCCCATAATCTGAATTCTTAGAAGAATTGCTTGCCATAATCTTTTTACCTCCTTTCCTGTGAGGCCTATCAATAAACTCCCGTCGGGTACTTTGCCAGCAACGCTTTAAGGGCATCGCCATAGGTGAATCCAGAAGGCATAGTCCATGAACCCGTTGCCTGAGCCTGTGAATTAATGAGATTGAGCAGCATATTCATATATTCTTGATTCGCCTGGTTCTGGTAATACTGCTGTTGCCATGCCTGCTGCTGCGCCGGCAAAGTCTGCTGCCCGTTGTACATACCCGTTACCCCAGCTTCCGCGAGGGCATTCTGTAAGGCTTGGCTTTGCCCGGCTAATGTCTGCTGCCCATTATAAGAACCAAATAAATTAGCGAGTTGCAAATCGTAGTTGCGTAAATCCTGCCCTTCTCTACCTTCCAGGGCTGCTAAGTCCGTAGCCTTGCCTTGCCTCAGTTCTGCTAATCTGTTGGCTAATTGCGTAGCGTCCTCCTGCCGCTGGTTGTTAACCGCATTTATTCCTTGCTGCGCAGTATTGGCTATATTGGCCTGTGCGCCTACCATGCTGCCAGAGCGCCCCAGGCCTTTATTAGCGTAGTAATTTTCCATCTGCTTGCCCGTTTGCGCCGCCTGCTGGCTTATCGCATTCTTCTGCTGTGTGTAGGCGGGCTGCAAGGCTGACTGTTGTTCCTGCAGCTGGTTTTCTGCCTTCTGATAGTTGCCTTCCACAAGCTGCCGGGCCGCTTCGTATTGCTTTTTGTAGTCCGGATTATAGTCCGGAGTGCTGGTGCCGGTAGTCGTGTAAGAGTTTGCCAATCTGAATCAACTCCTCTCGAATGAAAATGAGCACAAAAAAACACCGTTAAGGTGATGCGTTGTGCTCTATTGAATTTTACCGTCTGTACTATTGCGCTGCGATTGCGGCCATGATCTCGGTCTTTTCCTCTGCTGTCAGCGCCGGGTATTCGCTCAGGATATCCTCTGCCGTTCGGCTTTCCGCGGCCATGCGGCGGGATATAACCCGGACAAATATGTTTTTCTTCCATGCTGGCATATTATGCACCTCCTAACAGGCTGGCTATAGCCATTTCTAAGTCGGCCACCTGTTGATTCAGGGTTTGGTTCTGCGCCCTGAGCTCCGTATTTTCGGTGCGCAAGGCGTTCACGGTAACGGATAGCGGCTGCTCGAAAACCGGGTAATTGAAGAGCAAGTTCCCGCTTGCCAAATCTACCCGTACCGAATTGCATGTCTGGAAATCGCTGCTGTACTGGCCGTATTCAAGCTCAACGACGCCCACTGTTTCGGGATTCCTAATTGATAAAGCCTCGTACATGGCAAAGTCCTGTTCTTTGGTAGTTTGGATACCATCGAATTTCTCCGGCGTGATTAAAACAATGTCGCCAGTCTGCAGTTCGTAATATACTTTTCTGCCTATTTGCATTGTAAAAGCCTCCTCTTTTAATGCTTAAAATGGAATCCTGTATAAATCTATTGAAGAATCAGATAAAGGAAGACGTAGCCGACTTTGAGTTATAATTACACTTTCCTCTTCAGTATTCACCTTAAGTTTATAGTATATCCCCGCATCATCAACAAAACACCAATCAGTTGTATACTTAAATGCAAACAGGAAGCCACCTGTAAAAATAAAATTTGGGACAAAAGGTAAGGATACAGAAAGGTCCCGCGCATATGTCGTTAAATATTCCTCAATGTAGTAATCACGCCTAAACCTTTTATTTGGGAGAGCTCCTCCGGTGAATGTAACTGATGTCCTCTGGACTCCGGGTAAGGTTCCTACAACCCCAAAAATATTAACACCGTCTTTTATATTAGATGCTAATAAATTCGCACTACCAGCAATAGTCTGCGCTCCGGTGAGATACTGATTAGCCGCTATAACCTGGTTAACAGTACCAGGCGTAATCGTAGCCGCACCTTTGGTTGCAATGGACTGGGTTACTTGCCCCGCACCGTTGTGGTAGCCTTGCGGAATGGTAAAACTGCCGTTTATACCAAGAGATTGATTTACCGCCCCTCTGTTGGGCATGGTGCCCACTTTTCCGGTACCAGAATCGTTGCTGAATGTTTTTCCGCTCAGAACATCGGCTTCTACCGCATTGCCACTGCCTAAAACAATTGAGTCTATATTGTTTGCCATCTGAGAAAAACTATCGCTGCCGGAAGTGGGAACGCCCTTGTCAGTAATGGCGGCGGCGACAATGGACTTCCCATCACTGACAGACGTAAAAAGCTCACCCAACGCTCCTTCAACGTGCGTCGCGGTAAATAGCCCTCCGGCATCTTCTATTGCTATGTTTTTGGCTAAATGCGCCTGCACCGCAGCCGCAGCCTTGTGCCCCGCGATATCTGATTTAGCGCTCTCCAGGATAGCTTGCACAGATGAACCCGGCCAGCCCTCCACGGCTGTTGCACCCACATTATCAGCCCCGCTATTGCCGTCAGCCGTGGCATTGAGCGCGTCCACCGCATTGTTCAATGCAGTTTTCAGCTCTTCTCCCCGGCTGTCGAACTTCTCTTTTGCCTCGTCGGCAGTAAGCCCCAATTCATCCGTCTGGTCGACATGTTTAAAAGTAAAATTGCCCATCTTCTGAAAAGCCATAGTTAACCACTTCCTTTTCTCTTAGCTTCGCTCTCCCCAGAGGTAATCCAATTCCTGCGCCAGAATCGTCAGGCTCTGGTTGATTTTGTCGTTGCCAACAATCCACTGCAGGTACTCCGCCGAATAACCCACAAGCTCAGTCTGCTTGGATGGGTAAGGATTGGAGCCGTAATGGAAAGAGCCGTAGTTCAACTGCGCATAGCTGAATATCCTCGCGCTTTCAATGTTGATATCAATTATCTCCCTGTCCTCATCCGTGATGAAGATCAGGGTGTGATCGGCCAACACTTGCGGCCCGAAAATTATATGCAGTTCCTCGAAGTCCTTAACGTAGCTTCTTGAGCCGCAATACAGTATGGGGGAAGTCCAGTAGGAGTTAATGGGCGCGGAGCCGTCGTTTAACCCTTCCCTTCCTTCTCTTTCGCAGTAGATAGCCCCGTTTTCACCGTCTCCCGCATAAAAGTTATCCTCATGTTCCAGGAAACAGTTGGCCCCTGTCACCGGCCCGTCGTATGGGTACCAGCAATATTCACCGGTGGCGAAATTAGTGGCTCTTAAATCCAGCACCCAAACCCTGTCGCCTACCCTTAACCAATACTTTTTATCGTGGACGAAGGACTTGGCCGACTTAAGTTGATTCCTGGGATATTCAAGAATGCCGGTAATGCCAGCATGTACCGACGTATTAATATCCTCACTAATGACTCGCGCATTAAGCTGGTTACGAACCGTAGTAGGGGATAGGTAAACTACGCCGGCCGGCGCTCCTGTCGCTGTCTGAGCCAAAAAAATAAGACCGTTGGCTACAGGCTGGATACTATCGGGGGCTAAGCATCCGTATTCGTCGTTGAGCGGGTATACAGGGAAGATAACGTCTCCCCCGGAATCAGTATCAAGTGTTGTAAACGTCAGACTGTATTCCTTGAGATTAATCAAGTAGTCGTACATTTTGCCGAATCCCACAAGGTCCTCAGCGTCGGACGTTATAACCGCGTAATTGTTTTCAGGCCAATAAGCAGGGTTATTCAGTCCGCAATGATATCTGGTGTTCCCCCTGCAGGCAAATACCCTGTTATCATTCTTGCCGCCGTAGATGACCATCTGGGTGCATTTGTTGATAAAGTCAGGACTCATCAAGCCGTCTTTTTCGGCCTGTATCTGAATATTATCCGTGCCCTCCCCCGGGGATGCCGAGAATGTAATCGCCCCGGTTTCGCGGTTCACGGTAAAGTCAGTGGCTTCGTCTTTCTCTACGCCGTTTATCCATGCCTTTACGGGCTTGTCGCTCAAACCGGAGAAAGAAAGATGGTATTCCGTTCCGTCGGCGGTACCGGAAAATGAATCTATCCAGGAGTTGCTTAGATAATTCAGATCCTCGTTGGCGGTGCCGCCTCCTGCCGGCGCTCGCCCCATAGTTATTGTCGGTACGTACGCAATATCCGTCACTCTGCCCACCTTGGCACCGTCGTAATAGCAATAGTCTGTACCGTTGTAGAAATAACACTTGCCGCCAAAATTGAAGAAATAGGTGTCAGCGTCGGCAAGGCCTGTTGCAATTGCTTTTTTAGCCGTCGCTTTAATTTTTGCTCCGGCCTCTATGGTTGCGTTTGCGTATATCGCCGCAATGCTCTTCGCCTCCACATCTGCGCCTGCTGTCAGCAAAGCGCTTGCGCGCCATCTGAACGAGCTTTTGGCGCTAATTCCCGCTTCGCAAGTCAGTAAAGCCTCTTCAAGCACCCTAAATATCACGCCAGGGCTAACATGCGAGGTAATATTGACGTCAGCTTTGGAATACAATTTAAATATACCGTCTGCCCGCAATGTTGCATTAGCCGCCAAATCGGCGCGGAAATAGCTCTTAATAATCGCGCGGGGGGCAGTAATATAGCCATTGCATTCAATTCTGGAGCTTGCCGTAATAACCGAGCGTACCTGCGCAGAAGCAATTATCTGCGCTGTTCCAGCTACAATATCGGCGCTGGCTTCCTGGTATAACCATATGGGGCGGTAATTGAAACTTCCATAGTTGATGCCGGAGTACGAAAAATAATACATGCCTTAAAACCCCCAATGTATAAAGGAAGTCTAGTCAAAAATCACCGTTAAATCTCCCTCCGCAAACACCACTTGTTTACGCTCAAGTATTGTGTCAACAATCTCCAACGGCCCGTGAAACAGTAAATTACCGGCTGTGGCCGCATCATAAATACCAATATGGGTCACGTTACCCCAATTGGCCGTAGCCACTGGAAAGGCGATATCTGCCGTAGTACTGGAAGTCCCTGAGCTTGCCGCGCCGAAAGCTATCTCTTGCCGGGTATAAGCCCCACCCGACACTTCCGTACCTGTACCGGCGTCGGTGGGGTCGGAAGTGAACAAGGCTAAGTAAACCTTTTCCGGCGGGGTATATGCTGTATTTTTCAAGACATGATCCAACAGTTTGTTTTCCAGATAATCAGACATTTTGGACATCCGTCAAAACCTCCTCAAATAGTTTCCCGCCGGCGGCAATCAGCATAACCGTGCTGCCGTCCGGCTTCTCGTAATAATGCATTCCCTTTATGCCGCTAGGGAATCTCTTGTGAATATCAAATCCCCGTCTCTGCGTAGGCGTGCCCTGGTCGTAACACATATTGAGCATATTGGGGGATTGATTGGGCCTTATCCTGTCGGCCGGTACGGAACAGTTCATGCCCCCAGCCATGCCGTTAGGAAAACCATAAGTCTGCATCTTACGGGGAGATATGGGTTTTATGATTTTGGGTTTGTATGCCATAATAATCACCACCCATTGACTGAGATAATGGCCTGAGTATACATGCCTTCGCTGCTGAGCATATTGGCCTTTTTAACTTCGTACAGGTTGTTGAAGTAGGCGCTGGCCGCTGGGTCGTTTTTGGCCGTCACCAACGAAGCAACACCCAGGGCGAGAGCATATGCCCCATCTGGCGTAGCGTCAATCATCTGGGAGTCGTCAACCTCGTCATTTCCAGTAATGATGATCAAGACAGGCTCGCGGTAGTAATTCAGTATTACTTCGCCTTCCTGATAACGGTTAAGCCCTATCTTGCGGTTAGCGATATCCAGTATATAGCCGACGTAAGGCACCCACTGCCTCTGGTCGCGTCGTATCATCACGTTTTCTGTGTCCAAGTAGTCAGCAGGCAGGTCATATAAAAAATGCGGCCTGTGCTGCTGTACGTCCTCTACCGCCGGGAAATTATACGGATAAAGCACATAATACCGGTAGTTGTAGACATAATCGCCGGAGAAATTAAGCCGTATCCGGTTGGCATCATCGGAAGCGGTTATAAGCCCCTTGTATTCCGCGAATTCCGGTACCGTTTCCGCAATGGCAATAGTCTCAAGGTTCACCCAGGAATCTCCGCCGTATTCGTCAATCGTTACCGTGGCAGGGCCTTGGACCTCGAAAAAATATGACTTGGCTCCGGGCAATTCTATGGCGAAGTCCTGCCCGGGCAAGTGGGTCTTAATGCTTGAGGTATCGCGGCTCAGCTCGTTGTATATGGGCTTTACCACATAGGTTTTGCTGGCACGTAGCTTGCCGGTAGTTGTCGCTAAGTCCATCAGTTCGGTATTAATAAAGTTCTCGATCTTAAGCCTGATGTCGGCGGTTTTGGTCGGCGCCAGCTCCTTACCGCGAGTAGAATATTTATTTAATAGCTGCAGGGTATGTTCCTTTAATTCCTTGTAGTCCACAAGGGCACACCACCCTTCTTAAACGTCGAAGTACAGCACTGCGACGCTGGTTCCGGTAGAATTAGATATCGCGGACAAGTTGCCTCTTACCGCCATCTTGATAGGCAGCACGGTCCCGGCAGGTATAAGAAAGCCGTTGCCGGCCGTTGCGGTTTCCGCAGGATTGATATACAGCGGCTGAGCGCCTGTATTGGCAATCATGAAAGGCCTACCGGCAACAGGTATGTCTACCGCAGTTCCTTTTATTTCCGCTTTTACCTCTACTTTTTCCGCAGTGTAGGTGTTTCTCATTTAAGCACCTTCTTTCTCCGTCAAAACGTCGATTAATTCGGCATTGCTGAGCTTGCTCCATCCCTCCGGCTTTTTATCCGCCGGCAGAGCCTTTACCAACGCCATGAGTTCATGACGCCTTAAATCCCCCCAGGGGGCCTTTTTCAACGCTGTCTGCTCGTACGCTGCAGGCACCGGAAGCAGGTCCTTTATCTCCTGTAAGGTTTCGTATATGCCCCAAAGCAGCTTCCTTTCCGTGTTGTTTAGGGTTAGTTCGTTCTTATCCAGCATGGTTCTCACTCTCCTTAAGGCTATAAAGGGAAAGGAGGCGCTTAAGCCTCCTTGATTATTCCTGCGGCAACAAGCGTAGCTATAATCGCATCCACCTTATCGCTTATCGCCTGAACCTCTTCTTGCGTCGGTGTAGCGGAAATGGTCTGTTCCAGCTCCGCTATAGCAGTATTGCCGGTAACTTGTTTGCCGCCTATGAACAACGGCCCTTCATGATGTGTAGCCGCCAAAGATATCGCCTCCTTAAAATAAGATTAAGAGGGGGTTTAGTGCCCCCCTCTATCTAGGCCGGTACATTGCATACAGCCCATTCCCATCCGCGGAATCCAAGACTATATCTGCCATAACCATCAATTTTCCAGTTCTTTGTGTTCGGGTCTTTGTAACTGGCAATTTCCAAGGGAACCCTGTCGAGAAAATATAGGTTGTTTTTCATGGCACGCGAATCAATCAAAAACCATGCTCTTTCATCGGTTAGCCAGTCGGAAACGACAACGTTAAACTTCTCTTTGTAGGGGTTAGCGTTATTGTCGCCGCTGTTCACCTTACCGGTGCTATATACTATTTCCCAAGCCTCGTTTCTCAACTCATACGGAACTAACAAAGTGTCGCCCTTCCAATTTCCCTTCTTGCCGATGTCGGTCTTAAAGCCTTTCATCATGTCCTCAGCATCTTTTAAGTTGGAAATAGATAACTCATTGGTAGTATAGTTATCTTGCGGACTACCCTTCCCGGTTTTAGACGGGTGGTCATTGGCGGCTAAAGCCTTCCCATCAGCACCGCTATTGGTAAAGTCCACGCCGTCATATTTGAATGTAGCAGCAGTACAATTGTTAAACGGCGCGTGAAGCATTTCTTCCTGGGTGGTATTCCATGAGTTGGTCAACATCCCAGCCATATTTTCCATGTCCAATATACGGCTGTCGTCGATCAGTTCCCGCTTAATCTCAACGCCAAGTTTCCACACCTGATGGATAAACGTCTTGCTGAATCCTTCCTCAAAACCAGTGAAGGGCACGGCTCCGTCCGTGGGCACGAAACTACCAATCCCAGTCAAGCCGCCAACTGATTCGCTATAGTGTTTAGACTTCCGCACTTTATACAGTTTTTCCTTAATGGAATCTTTGGCAAAGTCCTGTTCTTCTTGCAACATAAATGCCATCAAAGGTCCTTCAAAACGGCCAATAACCGCATCAATTTTCCCTGCAGTTGCAGTTACAATCACTTTTAATTCACTTCCTCTCAAAATTTGGGGCACAAAAAAAGAGCTTCCTTGAAAGCTCCTTGTTGTGCGGTTTTATTAAGTTGCTTATCCAGAACTACTCAAATTTGCACCGGCATTTCTTCTTTGCAGTATCAGCCGAAATAATGGTCGCTACGCCGTTTGTGGTGGTATCGGCATCAACATTAATGCTATCGGCATCCATCGCGTATTTACCGCCTACCGCCGGTACGTTGGTTGTGGCAGACACATAATCCGCTACCCACACCTGGTCCGAACGAACGGCCACACACTCAACGGTTTTCCCGGTCCCGGCCTCTACCCTTTGAATTCCGATATAGGCGGGTTTGGTGGTAGCTCCAGCTTTAGTCAGCTTTCCGGAGTTAAACTTAAAACCTTCGCCAACGGCCGCAGCCTCGCTATTGGTTAAAGGCTTAACTTCGACTATGGTTCCTGCACCGTCATAAGTGCTTTCAAGTACAAACATTCGCTTTTCATCTCCTATCCATATAATTTTTTGTGGAAGGCCCTGGCTTGCTTCTCAGTCATGCCAGAATCCATGTACATCTGCAAAGTATCGGCACTCATTGGGATTGCGCTTGCGTCAGAATCCCTTTGCCCGTCGCTCTCAGTCTTTAGGTGCGATTTACTATTCAGGTTGTTGAGCGTCTTTTGGGAGGCAGCTTTTTGTGTCTGCTCCACTATCTTTGCGCGGTTCGACAAAAACCAGGCGTCATACAGGGTATACCCGCGCTGCAGTCTGTCAATTGTTGGCTGGTCCAGCTTGCCCAAGTCGGCAGGTACCAGGTCGCCGTATTCCTCCCGCAGTTTCTTATGGTCGGAAAGCAGCTCCTGAGCCATTTTTTCCTTCGTTGCCTCTTGCTCTTGCTGCTGTTTAATTTGCTGCTCCCTCTGGACCCTTTCCTGCTCCTGCCTTTCCTGAGCGGCCAGCTTTTCCTCCAGTGTCTGCATTTTTAAGGCATAGGCTGCGCTGTTGGCTTCTTGGGAAGCCAGCCTATGGGCTACTTGCTGGTCATAGCCCTGCTCAATCAGTTCCTGGTAGGTCTGCTGGTACACGGCCTGCGGCTTTTGCTGCATTTCCTGCTGCCTGACCTCTTCCTGTTTTCTCCGGCCATCTTCCACCGCAGCCTGATACTGTTCCCATGTTTTTATCCCCTGATGTCCAAAGTTCTGTTCTACCCAAGAGTCACGGGCCTTTAACGCTTTTTCGGCTTCTTCTGCTTTCCTGCGTATTTCCGCAAAAGCAGCATTGGCCTCTTGCGACTGTTCCCGCTTTACCGGGTCGGGCATCGGTTCAGGTTCAGATTCCGGCTCCGGTTCTGCTGTCGGTTCTCCGGCCTCTGGCTCTCCGCCGAAGTCAAAATCATCAAAATCTACGAGTGCTGCCGGATGATTTTCTGGCGGTTCCGGTCCACCACTGGCGTAATCGTCGCCGGGGATTATCGACGAAGTACTGCCGCCAGTATCGCCGCCGCCTTCTCCATCAGCGAATCTCTGTAAATTAAACTCGAACGGGGCAGCGAATTCCGTTGTTTTTGCGCTTTCTACCATGATATTATTCCTCCTAAAATTAAGTGGATTTTTACGCTGTTCCATGCGATTTTTCGGGCCTATTTACCCTTTTTGCCGTCCCGAAGGTCGGAACCGTAAATTACTTTTCCGCTCTCTGCGGGTTTACCGGTGGCACTGCCGTAAGACTGGATCCCTTTGATGGGCATCTTAGGCACGTTTCCGTTTTTTTGCCCTGCCATCTGTATCACCTCCTTGGCAAGTAGTTGGTTCAGGTAATCCCCGGCGGCGAACTCCGGGCATTGCGCCGTGCAGGTGTTAAGCCCGATTACGGGCAAGAAAAAAGCCCCAATTCCGGGGCGGGAAGTCAATTGTTATAATTGCATCGCCAGCGACACAATTTCAGATGCATTAATGTACAGCAAGCTGGTATCAATGTCTGTGTAAGTCCTTGCCTGCCCATCACGGTAAGTCACTAAGCACTGCTTTACATTTTTGTATTTCTCTCCATCGCTTAGAATTATGATCATTTCTATGTTCGCCACCTTTCCGAAAACAGAAAAGCCCCACAAAAGGGCTGTTTTAACTATTCACCTCTGCCCCAGGCTCCCTCCCCAGCACTAATCATACGCATTGTCCGGTAAGTCTCCAGGCCGGACGCGCAATGAACAGGGCAATTTCCCACACGGCCGTGCCGATTTATTCTTCTGCCAGTTCATAGGTCTGTTTAAAAATATTGGGCTTGCAGGGGTAGCATTCGCCGGAAATACCGCGAATTATGAAGTCGTCTTCGGATACCTTCATAACCCCTTCCAGCGTCTTGATATCTCCTTCAATAACCTCGCCGCCGTGTTGACTCCATAGTGTGATATCGCCATTATCTATGGCCTGTTTCAGCCACACCGGCATCTTGTCTCTGTGAAAATTATCTTTGGTAAATTGATAAGCATTGATAACCACCGGTTTCTTGCGGTATTTAGCCATGGTTTTTTGCCTCCTTAGTGTTCCACTTGATGTACGCTTTACTTGACTTTTTTTATACAGGCCTTTCGCTATCTTGTAAGGGCCTATATTTAGGAGTTTGCGACACTTAACGTTAAAATTAGGTCAAGCAACCTTGTTAACTCATGCGATACGCGTACCCATTTGAGCATTAAACTTTTAACCGCACTCTCTCCTTTTAAAACAAAGCCCCCGCTACCATCGGCGCGGGGCTGGGTCACATATAGCCTGGGTCTCCTGTACCTTCGGGTCTCATTCGGCATCACCTGCCCCTCTGTCCAGCCCGAACACCAGCAACTGCAAGGCTTCGATGTGTCGTAGAATAGCCGCATGATCGGCATCTGAGTAATCTGCGCAACTAAGCCATATCCGCGATAACGTCATTAATATTTCGTTAGGGGACATTGCGCATCACCCGCCCAGCGTTTTTCTCTCCTTCTCGGATATAAGTGGGTACGGTCGGCAGGAGGGAGAGGGTGAATCGCCGACCGCTCGGAAGCCTAAAGGCTACCCACTGGTGCCGATTGCCCTGTAACCTGCTGCAACAACTCCATAGCCTGCTGCGGGCTGGTTTGCAGCAACTGCATAAACTGCGTCTGTATTTCAGGCGGCAGCTGCTGGATAATAGCCTGTATCTGCTGCATATCCATGCCTTGCGGCTGTGCCTGCCCTCCTTGCGCCTGCTGGACCTGCGCCGCTATCTGGTCTGGTGATTGCGATAAAAATGCCGCCTGTTCTTCCGGCGGCATCTGCAATACTGCTTGCTGTATGTCTGGCGGCAGGGCCTGGAATATCTGCTGCAATTCCGGCGGTACGCTTCCCTGCTGCTGGCCTTGGCCTGCTTGCGACTGTTGCGGCTGCATCTGGCCGGGGTTGGACTGCACCGCCACCTTCTGCTGCTCCATTTCCAGTATTGCGGAGGCGTTTGGTACCCCTATGGACTCCATGAGCATCCAGTATTCCACGTTATCTATGCGCTGTCCGGCTTGGTTGGCCAGGTCGAGGATAAACCGTTTATCCTTTGGCAGCGCGGTTTCAGCCTGGACGTAAATATCAAATTCAGGATAATACCATTCTCCGGCATCATCCTGCTTAATCAGCTTGGATTTGTCCCAGTAACCGTATACCGGGCGGTTGTCTTTGCCATCGGTCCGGTACGGTATGCGGTGGTCGGCAAAGGCCAGCAGAAAATCATACCACATGCGGTAAAGCTCGGTATAAGCGATATCTTTTTCGTCTGCTTTTACGCCTAACCTGCCCTGAGTGTTCGCCGCTAAAATCTCCAGGGCCCGGCCAGACAGTTCCTTACCCTTGTCTGTCCTGCCTTGGCTGGCCTCCGTGATTCCTAACGAATCTTTAGCCGCCTGAACGTAGATAAAATATAAATCCTTAAGCGAATTATCCGGCGTTTTAAGGTCCTTAGTTACTACGTCGCCGGCCGGATCGTCAACTTCGATAATCTGGCTGACTGAATTGGTTAGCTTGGCCGCCAGCCCGGTACCCTTGCGCACAAATACCTTAGTCGTGCCCTTTATGTGTTTTTCTTCTTCAATACTGAGTAGTTTCTTAATCCCCTCCTGCTGGTCTGCGATAATGAAGGGGTCGGCAAGCCCGCGCGCCGACTTCTCCCGGGGTATGTTGTACCACGGGACAAAAGGAAAATAATTGGGGACGTGACATTTTACCCGTACTGTCTCAGTCCCGGTTAAGCTCCCCTCTTCGTCGTACTGGGGCATGTCTATTTCGTCATACTCAATGGCGTTGCCGGATTCATCCTGCTTGTAGAAAAATTTGGGCTTATCCCGCAAAATTATATCGCCTACCCATGTCAGTACGCCGACTTCTCCGTCTCTGTCTCGGTACCAGGCTTCAATTATGCTCAGCTTCTTGGTTCTCTCGTCGGTAGAGCTATCAGTCCCGGCATTGAAATAGTCCAGCTGCCCATATTCCAGGCTCTCGGCTTCTATCTCCTCCCTGTATTCCTCGCCGTATTCCCGGCAGATATAATCTATAGTGCGATTCTCAATATGAAACAGATAGTCCATATCCCGGATTTTTGTGACGCCAGGCTGCAGTACCACATTCCCTGGATGTGGATTGGTGGTTTCGATTCTTCCCCGGTAGGTATGCGCCTTGTAATCGGGATTCCAGCCTACTTTGAAGTAGGCAATGCCGTTTTTTTTGGCAATGCGCTCGTTTTCGCTGTTTATCCGGCGCAACGAAGTATCGCCGGCCATATAAGCCAGTTGGCCCTCTATCATGTTACGGCGCTCGTTCTCGTCCTCTTCTTCCGTAGGTTCCACCGCCGGTACAGGTAGGTTGATGTCTATCTGGCTCTCGATCAGTTGGAAGCACAGATTTACCACTTGCCGCGCCGGTTCTGGATTTCCTTGCTCTGGATATCTGTCAGAAACATATATGTCCGTGCTGCCCAATGGCCTGATTTGCTTGGTGCCGCCGTAAAGCGCATCGTATGTGGCGCACTCAGCCCGGAAGGTTTCGTGTTCTTCCATGGCCTTGCGCAGCCGCCTGTTCCACTCTTCGAGCTTGGCCTGCCGCTGGTCTTCGTCCATCTGTTCCGGGTCTTTCATGATCCGTTTCACCACCTTGGTTATACTGGGAAGTTTCATGGGGTATCACCTGCTTTCTGGCATTAAAAAAGCACCCTTGCGGGCGCTAAGTTGCTGGTTCTATTGATATTCCGGATGCTGGCTCAGCCAGTGAGCCAAAGCCGCCGGGTCTGCCTCCAGGTCTCGGCGTAAGTCGGAGGGTAATGTTTCGGGCAGCGCTATCTTTTCCGCTGGTGGATTGTCTGTTTCCTGTCCCCTTGCATAATGCGCTATAGCCAGGCCCATGATTAAATCGTCATGTTTGCCTTCCTGTGCCTCGGCCTTCCCCTTCTCGTTTCGGACGAACGTCAGCATTTCTTCCAAGGTTGCAATATCGTTAAATAATTCCGGGTGTTCTCTAACTGCCTGCACCAGTCCGGCAATTATAAGCGGCCTGCTCAGCTTGGTGGTTTGGAAGCCGTATTTATGGTATTTTTTCTTGCTTATCTCGTCTATGGCTTCCCGTTTAAACTGGTGCCAGCAACCCAACCTTTGCAGCTCCTTGACCGGGAATGTGCTAAAGTTAGTTTCTATGGCCTCTAGCGCCTGGTTGTAATGCTTGCCCAGGCAGTACATTTGCCGGGTGTATAAATCTTCGTCAAACTGATGCTTTAGGACCGCCGCTTGATTGCCGGTGACGTTGTTAAGCACTTGGCCGGTAAAATTATCTGAACCGTCCCCGGCAGTATCTCCCCCAATCACATAGGGATAGCCTCGTTTTGGTTCTTCGTATATTGCGATATATCCAGTTTCCCAGTCGTCTACCCATTTAATAGAGCTGTCTACTATTTTCTCATCTTCGTACTCATACGCAAAAAAGCCCTTAAAACGGGGCTTTTGGTTTCGCAGGTATGCTATTCGCTCGCTGACGATCTTGGCCGGGAAGATTGTTTTGCCAAGTACACCAGGCTCGCCCAGACAGTAAACGGTGTAATAGTACTCGTCTATGTCCTTGAACGCCTCCAGAACTTCCTTTTGCTCCTCGTCAAGAAAACGGTTGTCTTTAAAAGTACTATGATGAACAGTTGTGTTCGGTTTTTTTGCCGTCCAGTTCGGACCGACAAACTCCTGCAGTATCCAGTGTCCGTGATAAACAGGGTTCAGGCTGAGTATTATTTGCTTGTAGCTATCGGATTCGCCTCTCAGGCGTATGTCGAGCTGTCTAAAATCAGTGTCCTCTATCTCGCTGGCCTCTTCAATCCATATCGAAGTTATATTATATATTGATTTCAGTTTTTCGACATCATCCAGGCCCGCAAATATAATCTCATTGCCATTTGCGTGCCGGATAGTCATGTCTGACTTATTAACCCGGAATAAATTTGTCAGGCCAAAGTCCGATATAACCCCACGCACCAGGGCAAAGCAACTTTCGCGCAAGGTCTTGGCTACTTTGCGAACTACTAAAATTCTATGTTTCCTTCTCCCCGCTACTCGCCGAACTACCTTTTGCGCTGCGAATACAGATTTACCAGAGCCACCGCCGCCGACAAGAACCAAATAACGGCTTTTGTCATTATGCAGCCGATAGAAAGAGTCGTTCGTTATTTCGGGCAATCGTTCAAGGTTCTGGTTAATCATCCGGTATATCACTAGGCAATTTTATGCCTACTTCCAGGGTCCCGGTGATTTCTTTTTTCTCCACAAACATCCCCAGGTGCCGGGCCACGTTCTCCATGGCCTTGTCCTGGTCCCGCATCTTTATCTCAATTCCCGCCGCCGTCTGCTTCACCCCGGCATACAGCAACTTTGCCTTGGGGCTGAGAAAACGGGTATCTTCAGCGTGTATTTCCATATGCCCTTCGCCCCAGCAATACGGGCATTTAGGATGCGGTCGTTGTTTGGGATTGAAGCCGTAGCCGCCGACATTGGAGGGGATGACGGGTTTCTTATCCTCTGCTTTGGCCGCTTCCCGCGCCATCTGCACGGCCACCTGATACTCATCCTCATCCCGCCACTGGTATTGAAAATCCTTCCCATGGCAGTGGCGGCAGCACACCCGCCGCAGTTGGATTATCTCGTTGGGGTCGGCTGTGGCTATATCATGCCAGTACTGGAGTACATCGTCGGCTTTTATCTCAGTGCGCTCGGAGCGTTTCTGTATGGCTTCCTGAATAGCAGCGTCAATCTTAGCATTGCTTAGCAGCCTTTTAGCATTTACCGCCGCTACGTTCTCGCTCACTTTGTATCCAGCCCTGAGGTATGCTTGAGTAGCATTGAGATCAACCAAATATTCTTTTATAAATAGTTCTTGCTTGGGGGTTAATTTATTTTTTGCCACTCTCTCCACCTCCTAAAAATCCGCATGGAAAAAGCCCCCGAAGGGGCTTGTGCGTGGTTAGCCGGATAATTACTCCAATATGCTTACAAATTGCTCAAATCTAGAAAAACTATCTTCGTCGCTGCACCTTAAAAAAATATCTTGTTTGATTGTCTTTATCATCACTTCCTTGAGCTTTAGATATTGCCCAAAGTCTGTGTGAACATCGTATAAATATTCAACGCTAATCACATTATTAAGATTATATGCCGTGTACCTTATTTCTTGACGGTTAATATCAAGCTTCGCGAGAGTTTTTCCAAATAAGAACCAGTCGACTTCGCTGTAACCGATTATGCTTTTTGTTTCATCGTCCTCTTCAAAGATTGCTGTTTTATGCTCTTTATACCATGTTCTGAGCTCCCCGTGCCTTTTAGCAAGTTTCTCTAGAACAGGAATAGATAACCTGTTCAAATAAATTTCCCAACTTAGATCTGCGAGTAAATCTCCCTTTCCATCTGCGCTCATTCCTTCACCCCCCCCTCCCTTTTTCCTAATGCTACCACAGAGGGAGAGGTTCTCCAACCACCATAGCGTTAATTCAGTTTGCTTTGCCCTGTCTGTTCTATAAACAGGTTCTTTGCCCAATTCGGTATATAAGCATCGAGCTGCGTCCGGAACAATAAATATAAGTTAAGCGGTATGCGGTTGGAGCTATTGTAATACAAGGGGTTGACGTAATACTGATAATCCGTCTTGCCCTTGGACTCAATCTTTACTTTCGCAATTACACCAAGCTTAATCATCTTTTTAACAAAGCTGTAAGTCTGGCTCTTCTCCAGTCCAACAACTTTAGCAATTCCGTCAACGTCATAGGGCTTAACTCCACCATTGCCGCGATATCCCAACATATTTGTGGTTCCCCACATCTTCTTGGCCAGGCGGGTCATCCTGCCTATCTCAATATCGGTCATGCCATGCGGAAAAGGCACGTCATAGAACTGGCTGAATCCGCCGGCCTGATTACGGAACAAATACCCTTTTTCAGGGTCAAATCTTTTCCCGATACCCTGCTGCTTCCGGCTCACGATCTCACCCGTTTCTTCGTCCAAAATGGTTGTTACTTTCTGCATTTTCATCACCTCAGTTTTTCCGATTTGAGAATAAAAATCCGCAAAAAAACGGCCCAAAATCGGAATTTCAAAACCGATTCTAAGCCGCTATCTGTCTGGTTTTATAGATGTTTTGCCATGTATCTCTACAATATACATATATACGTAGGTCTGCATGGTCGTCATCGTCACTTATAAATATTTATAGGAAAAGCCGGCATTTCTACCGGCCTTTGCTATCGTACCACGATTTCATTATATCATTAGCGTTCGCTTATTTTTTACAGACTTTTGTCAAACCTCTGTAATCAGCATGGCTCTAAGGCTCGCAGGCTCTTCTCCGTCCCCTTTTTGCGTTTATTTTATAAAAAACTTTGTTCTCATTTTCACAGCCTGGGGGTGAAAGTGGCTTGGATGCCGGTAGCGTGCAGGTTTATAGCCGTTTTAAATTTCGCTTGACTTGCTTGCTTGCTTGCTTTATAATTTAATCATAGGCCGGACGGTTCGGGCGGTTCGAGAGACACCGGCGAAGAACAGGGGGAGCCGCAAAGTTAAAATCTCTAGCTCTTTCACAGCAGAATACCCGTAAGCCGCGAGTACATGGCGCACCTGGCCTATAAGGTGGTTTCCGTAAAGTCAGGAGAACGTAAGAGAAAGCGGGGGCAAAACCGGAAGTTAAGAATCCCGAATCAAGGCAAATGCTTTGCTTGAGGATTTTTAGAAAGGAGCGGATAGCATGAATATAGAGTATGTTATCATTCCCATTTGCATCCCGGATAACGATACTGATTATTTGAAAGTGAGCTCTATCCCCTTTGGCATCTGGCACCATGACGATGATACCGGAAGGCTGATAGATACCATGCAGGCGGAAAAGGAAGCGATAAACAAAATAGCAAAAATATGTGGATGGACAGGAAAGCTGGATTTTGTGTACGGGATTAGCACAGCCGGAGGCATCGGCGATAGGGAGGCAGCCAGGAAGGCAAACGAGCGCCTTATCGAGAGACTTAGGCAATGTACCCGGATAGATTACATGCGAGGGAAGCACATAAGGAGCAGGTACTAATAACCAGCCGAGGCCGGGCGGCTAATCCCGGCAGAAAGGAAGGGGAAAGATGATATATAGAATTACTGTTGACAATGGGCGCTTCCCGTTGACCTGCGATTGCACCACGGCACATGAGGCACTTGGTTGCATTGAGGCCCTCACAACCGGATTACTTAGCAATGCACCTATAGATTGGAACATGGACGCTATCATGAATAATCTCATTGAAATGAAAAAAGGGAATATGCTCAGAGAGAGCAATGCTTGGTGGGCAATTGAGCGAATAGAGGATGACTAATCCCGCCTGATAATAGGCCAGCCGGAGCCAATACCGGCGCGAAGGAAAGGAGAGGGCAAGATGAAAGCTATTTTGGTAGAAGGTTGCAATGTTCTGGAAGAAAGAGAAATTGAGGATTTAAGCCAACTGGAGGAATTAAATAGGCAGGCAAAAGAGGCAACAGATTGCAATTTACACTGGGTAGTTAGGGAGGCGAATACGATGATCGAATTATTAATCAAACGCATTGACGGCTCAATAGAATGGGTAAAGGTGGGAGAAGGAATGACTCTCGGCCTGATCGCAAACAGTTATGGGAAGGGCACAGAATTACTGGCGGTAAAGATGTAATAGACTCGGCCAGCCGGGGCCAATACCGGCGCGAGGGGCAACAACTCCTTGTAATATAAAGCAAGCAAGCGTATAATATTACCCAACACGAGCAAGGAGGATTAGGTATATGGCACAAGTAATGGTACAGCTAAATTTCAGATTACCCGTTGCCCTAAACGAGAAGTTAGAGGCGCTCGCTAAGGACACCGGAAAGACGAAAACTGAGATAGTTGCCACAGCCTTGGAAGAATATTTTGAGAGGGCCGAAAAGAAAGACTAGTCCGGCAGCTCTAAGGGAGCGGGGCAAGGAAAGGAAGGATTAGAATGGAAAACAGAGTAGAATGGATAGTCACTGAAACCAACGGAACCATCGAGGCTGGTTATGTCTCCTGCGATGGAGACGCTCAATTCGACTTTGAGCGCGACACGGAAACCGGCATGGTCCGCACCTGCGGATATGGAGCAGGCTGCTTTTGGACAGATTGGCAGTAATAGCCGCAAGGCCCTGGCGCTCAGCCAGACCGGTGCAAGTCCGGTGCCCTTCGGGGCGGCGCTCATGGCTCAGCCCGGCAGTCCACGGAGGGGGACGGGGCGAAGGAAGGAGATAGGAAAATGGCAACAGTCACCAAGTCGGTTAAGTGGACATCATCAACGGGCAAGGATATAGAGGCAACTATTATAACTACTCGTGAGATGCGGGATGAGATAGTTTACGCAGACGGAGATAGCGTCAACCTAGGTCCCCGGCCGTACACTTATGACATTATTAAGGTAACTTTAGACGGCAAACTAATAGAGCAGTCCAGCCAAATTGGACTTGCAACTGGCAAGGCTAAACAACAAGGGGCTTACGGGATGATAGGTAGCAAAGTAGGCATAGCGGACCCGGCAATATATGAGCGGATACTAACAGCAATAGCAGAGGCAAAAGCAGAGGCAGCAACAGACCCGGATTATGCAGCATATGCGGCAGCTCAGCAGGCTAAAGAGACCGAGGTAGATAACAAGGATGCCGAGAGATACGCTCGGCAGGTCAAAAACGGGCTTTGCCCTAAGTGCGGCACCTACTGTTATGGCGATTGCGAGGCTAATTAGTCTCAGTTTCAATCCACGCACCCGCAGGGGGTGCGACAATAAAAATTTGAAAGGTGGAATTAGAATGAATATGAATAAAGTTTGGGAAGTAGCACAGGAAGTGGCCGAACGGGCCGGTAAAAGAACTGAAACTATAGTTTTTACAGATGGTAGCATAACGCAAGTATCTGGTAGTTGGACAGCTAACAAGCCCGTATGGGCAATATTCCAAGGGGTTTACAAACCCGAAGAAGTTGCCGCTAGCCTTATACAAGCACATGAAGATGCAGACGGCATGCCCTGTTGGCCCGCAGGTGCCGCAGTTTTTAAACGGGAACATCCGGAAATATGGAAGCAAATTGACAATAGTCTTAATTTTATTTAGTTTCCTCTCACTTCCCCGGCTCGTCCGGGGCGGTGGCAAGGAATTAAGGCATAGCCCGGCACTTATGGCTCAAAATTGCAGATGCCATTGACGCACCGGAGAATGGCATAGGTTGCTAGCCGCTAGGGAGAGGGCCGAGAATCCCGGTTCCGGCCTCAGTAAGGGGCCGTCCGCTCATGGCTATAAGCCAAAAGACTTAAAGGAGGAATTACAATGGGAAAAAGTTATCGGGTACACATAGGCGGGGGTTATAACCCCATGGGAATCAGCGGAGAAAATCTTATTGATGCGATTGAGAAAAATTTTGACCGTATCGCAAAGGCTCACAGAATCGGCAATGTAGCAGGTTACAGACTCGAAGAAGTAACCGCGGAATACAAAAAAGGTATTTTAGGCGGCACTGGCGGCGTTGTCCTGTATGTCACGGCTACCGGGATGGACTTAGCGCATAAGCCTGCGAATCCTACGCCCCAAACGACGGAGATATGGATTTTTGCAACACCAGAAGATTTACCGGAAAGGCACGTTTTTGAAATAAAAAAGAAATAGTTGCCCTCAATCCCCTAGTTTTTAGCCCGCCTTTCCCCTACCTGTCGGCTCAGTGTCGGCAGGCGGAGATAAGGGCAGACAGTCCCTTTAGTGCGCCCGCTAACCCCCTGTTAGCTCAGGAGTTAGCACTTAGCACAAGCCGCCGCTGTGTTTCGTCTCAGCATGCCGGGGCGGTTGATAAATTCCGGCTTATTATCAAATCTCAGGAGGGATAAATATGGGAAATCTCAGAGAAGCAATAGCAGAATACGCCGCTGAAGCTAGATTAAGAAGAATAGAACAATACAACCTCGGTAAGTACAAAAAGAGTTTATCATGGGCCAGTATGCAAAATTATTTTAATTTTTGTATTCTTGAAATACAAACAGATAACCAAACAATGATTATTAACAAGCCCCAGTATAAACTTATTGCCGAATATTTAAAAAGTGAAGCATTTAACACGGAAAAGGCCAGCGTTGGCGCGCCAGCCTAATCCCTTAGTAACCTAACCACTTACACGGGGTAAGCGATCCCTCGCAAGATCAGTTATGATGGACGAGCAAGGAGAGGGTTACTCCCTGTACCCGTGGGGCGATAACACTTGCTCATACGAGGGGTACGACGATGGCGGGAAAATGTATGTGCTGCCAGATGGCTACGAGGTCGGGAGATCTCAGTATGGCGAAAAGTGCATTTACAATGCTAGGGGCAGTTACTGCCCGCTAACCAAGCAGTACAACAGCCCGGCGATAGTAGACGCTGACCTTAACCGCAATGGGACAATAATATTAAAAAAGGTACAGTAACAACTTGGAGGTGTTAGTTATGGGGCGTAAATCTATATCACAGCGGTTGGCAAAAGCCAAATCGCCAGAAGTTGCATCGGAAATAAAAATCGAATGGGCGGCACCGAAACAATGCAAGTTTTTGCCCGATTGGAGCGGGCCATACAGCGGAACGACTATGACGAGCTATGTATTGCGACGGGCCAACTTAAAGCGGTTATGCAAAAGCATTTCGCTGCGCTCCCCAATGTTTTCACCGAGTCTGTAAAAAAATGATAAATGTTACAACCGACACAGGGGCTTATATATTAGGCCTCTTGTGGGGTACGATGGGAGAAGGAGCAGAAGGATATTTGGTGCGGCATCGGGACCGCTGGTACATTAATACGGTCCGCGAGTGCTTAGGAATTACTTCGGCAATCCAAAAAATCTCAGGTAGGACAGTTCCTCAGTACCGTTTGAAAATCATTCGGGCCGAAACGGTTGACTCTCTCAAGGAACTGCTGAAGGCTTGTGATTGGTCACCAAGGCAAGCTCAAGAGAGACGATATCCTTCCAGCAACATAAACGATAAGGGTTTTTGTAGGGCATGGGTGGAGCTCCATAGTTCAGTATACATGGGTTATGCACTCAGTAAAAAGGGGCAGCGTTATCCTCAAAAGAAATTGCAAATATACGGCAATTATTCCCTTATAGAGGAAATGAATTATATATTTTCGGCAGCGACAGGATTAAAACCCAGAACGCTACAAAAGACATCTAACAATATTACAAAAGCCATTTATTACCAAGGGAAAACAGTGGAGCCGGTTGTAATTTGGCTCTACGATGGGGCAGAAATCTGGAATCCATCTGCTAGGCGAAAACTAGAATTCGTAGAATAGTACAGAAGAGAAGCCGGGCACGTAACCCGGCTTTCCCCAGTCCCTGTGTAGCATATTGTATCACCATGTATATTGGCCTCGGAGGATCCACCACCTTTCTTCCAAGATTATGTTTCCTGCCCCGGCGCCAGGGGCAAGTCTGATTACTCTCCAAAATACCCCAGCAGCTCTCCAATCTTTTCGTACATTTCCGCTCGCCAAGCATAAAACGTGCTGTTCGGCTTCCCTATTTTCCCGGTTTTCCATGACCTGTGAGCCAGGAACGGTAAAGCCGCCACAACCAGCGCGCTTCTCTGTCTCACCGTGGTTTCTGAGGTCAGCCAATACCTGTAAACAAATGTTTCTTTATCCGGATCTCCGCCGGCCGCAATTCGAACTATCTCCTCCAGGTTCGCCCGATACTGCTGGCCGCCAGCAATCTTCTTCCGGGCAAAGTCCTTTGTGACAGCAATCTTCTCGACTTGGTTCATGGCGGGGCCGCCGGCAGAGCCCTCGCGCAGTTCGTATGCAGGCGTCACCCTCGCCCCTGTAAGTTCAAGAGTGAGGAGCAGATCGGCCTGATGTTCCATTACCCGGCCCCAGGTAAGATATAGCCGCATATCCCTGTCTACTAGCTTTTTCCACTCAGGCATCGACTTCCTATTCTGCTTCTTGCTCATGCCATTGCCCTCCCTAAACTTATACGGCTTTACCCTGCCGCCGGGGGGTGTCAAAAGACTTAACTCCTATTACCTGTGTTATCCCACATTCCAAGTTCCTCTAATGCATCTTCTATATGTTCTTTAAATTCTGCTTTTGAAATCTCATAACTATCTAAAAACTCATCTATGGGTAAACGGGCTGATACCCACATATACACCCAATCCGCTATGCCTTTAACTGAATACCCTTCTTTATTGCATTCCCCTAACGGCTGAATTATTCCATTTAGGTAATGCGCAAATTTATCTGCACCAACATAAACCTTAGTCCCTGCTTTGATTAGTTTTTTACTTCCTAAAAATCCCTCAAATTCAATATCTTCTTTGTGCGCGAGGACTTGCCCTATGTTCAATTTCTTCATACTTTCACTCCTTCTTACCAATTAGCCACCTTAGCCCTCGCCGTGTTTATTACCTCTTTAAACCGGTTTCTCTTCTCCTGTGTTACCGGGGGTTCCACCTCTGCCGCAAACTCATGCGGGTACGACTTCATCCTCGGTATTCTGCGGCCGCCCTGCCGCTTGCATTCGGTTCCCCAGTGGACAGTGCAGCGCCGGTATTGGCGGCAGTATTTGTCGCAATGGATTTCCCGTTCAGCTTGTTTATTCATGGGTAGTCCTCCCCTCAAGAATGTATAACAAGGCTTCCGCAGCGGCATTTATACGGTTCTCCGCAAGAAATTCCCGCCAGTATGAGCTCTTTTCCGGGTGGAATATATAACATGCGTCCTGCGTGGATTCCACCTTGTAGCCTTGCTCCTCCATATATGCCAGCGTCTGGTCCAGCCGGGGAGCGAAAACCCAATCCGCTATATACTCGTCAACTTCAGATGTTGCCTCTTGCATGTCTTGTTTATTTAGCACGTCCATTTCCCAATCATCATCCTCCCGATAGTAAAAAGGGTCCCGGAGTTTTGGATCCCACTTGAGCCCCGCATCTTTTAACTTCTTCGCTATTTCAATGCTCAGCATTTCTTATTCCTCCCCTCCAAAATCACCCAGGCCAGCAGCCCGCCAGCTACGTAGCTGCTCAGATTCACGAGGTATAAATCTATCACCGCAAACACCGTAGCAAAGCTAAGCGCCGCTATTACTCGCCAGTAGAGATTCCAGGTTAATTTCATAACTTCACCTCTTCCAGCGCATCAAGGGCCCGTTTCAACTTGCGGACGTATTTACTTCTGCTGAATGTCCGCGTTTCGTAATCAACCAAGTCTCGGGCTGCCTTAATCAGCTCCTTTTCCGCCACCGCTATTTCATCGGCGCACATAGCTCTTTCGTTGTGGTGCGTGGCATCGTAACTATTTTGGATTGCCGCCTGTCTCTTTTGGGCTGCATCTACCACCTGCCTAGAGTCTGGACAATTAATGATTCCTCTCGCCTTTATGGTTAATTCTGTATCTCGGCCATAGCAGTTTTCTAATTCCTCCGTAATTTCTTCCAGGGCTTCGCGATACATAGCTACTTGGCAGGAAAGGTTTTGTATAATACTCTGCCGCTGCAGGTCGGTTTCTTCCCGAAGGGCAGCGTTTTCACTTTGCAGTTTGTTTATCAGATCCTCGGCCCTGCCTGCCCCGGCCTTCTCTATCGCTTCCTCAATATACATAAGCCCGTCTGTGAGTTCTTCTGCCAGGTATTCTAAGCCCTCCAATAGCCCCCGGCGATTATCTTCAAGTATCTGCCCATATTTATTTATGCCTTTTTGCTCTTGCCGCTTGAAGCGTTCTAAAATCCTGTCCAGGTATCTAGCCATATTTACCCCTCCCTGTTCCTACTTTTCTCTGGGTCAAAGCCTTTCGGGTACCGTTTGCGCAATTTTTCGATATTTCCGTTTGCAAGTTCGTCCAAACTAATGCCTGTAGCAGTAGCTATTCCGGCTATATACCAGAGGCAATCGCCCAATTCTATAGCTATTTTTTCCCGGTTATTTTCCAAGTCGTGTCCATGGAAAATAATCTTTTTCAGCAAGTCAATAGTTTCCCCTGTCTCCCCAGCCAGGCCAAAAACAAAATTAATCAGTTTTTCTTTATCCGGTTGCTCCGGGTTGATTGTTCTTGCTGCAAGTGCCTGGTATTCAGTCATATTCATGCTCCATCCCTCCCCTAAATCTCCGTAAACCACATTTCCGGGTACTTCTTAAGCAGCAGCTTCTTCTTAATCTGGTACTCTTTCGTTCTGTGCCCCTTTACGTCAACTATCTCAATCTGTCCGTCCTTGTGATACAGCCGGAAGTCGGCCCGGTATTTTATTTCCCGGTAGCTCTTGCCATTGTGCTTAAATCCCGGCTGCAGCAAAAACTCCGGTTGCAGGTCAAAGCCTGTCAGTTCTCCGGCCTGTACTCTCAATTTCAGTTCGCAGTAATAGTCTGCTTCCCGCTGGCTGTCAAAGGTAATTCCGTCCACAACCGTCTTTTGGGCATTATACTTATGCTTTTTCTCAGGGTATTTGTCCCCTAGTAGTTCCCGAGCTTGCTTTTCGGATAGATGTGTCATCAGATCGCCCCCCTCACTCAAATATCACGATCGCATTCGGAAACGGCGCGTTATTTTTGCATCCACCGAATTTCAATCTTCCCCGAATGAAACGAATCTCACCTTTCATACAGTAGTCGTGCCACCAGCGGGTATCCGTCCGGGCAGGCAATAAACATACTACTGTTGCACCTTTTAGGCTCTCCTCGTACGCCTTTTTAATCCATTTGCCTATTTCACGCCCGTAGGGCGGATTCATCCAGAACACAGGCCGTAAATCATTATTAATCGCCCAGTCCATCCATGGTATTTTCAAGGAATCCATATCCCGGTTCCAGAACCGATCGACTTTTGCGTTTTGATTACTGGCGCAAACGTCAATGCTAAAGCCAAATTCCTTGTTAAGCTCGTCAAATAGAGCCTGTGGCGTTTCCCAATCGTCTTTCTTGCTGCTAAACATCAGATCGGTATTCATGCCTACACCGCCCCCTGCTCTATAAGCTCTTTTATCAGGGCCAGGGCCACCGGATCATCCTTCGCCACTAACACCTTTACCCATGCATCGGCCATGATTTTAAGGCCCATATCGGCAAATGGATCAGGACATCCTTCGGGTTTTTGGGCATATTCCGGTTCTGGTATAATAGTGGGTGCAGACTCCGCGCTGCCCTTGTCCGGTGCCTGGTTCGCGGCCTGTACTGGTGCGGGGGTCGGGGTCTGCTCTTCTTCTTTTGTCGGCTCTCCTAAACTATTTATTATTCCTGCCTTTGTAAGCAGTGTTCGCGTGTCATGCCAACTTTTGCCCAGCTCCTTGGCAACGGGGTTTATTTTCCCGTTGTGCTTTTCTAAGAGTGACAATAATTCTTCCTTTGTCGGTGCTCCCTGCTTGGGTCTCATAATTACCTCTCCCTCCTGTTTGATTTTCACTATAGCCGCCTGCCCTGAGAGCAGATCGTTAACCAGAATTGTGTCGGGGTACTTCTTCCCCTGGACCGCTATCATGCGCGGGGTTACTTGCTTGACTGTGCCGATGCGGACCTTATGCCTTGAGCCTTTATTTTTGTGCATACTTACAAGGTGATAATATTCGATTTCCATCCCCGGTTTAATAGCATCTAACTGCATTACATTGCCCTCGCTTTGCGTTTTCCTCCCGCTTTTAATTCCCCTACCAGCCGCTCCTTCTCTGGGTACTCCGCCCATTCCGCCTGTTTGCGGAGCTCGAAGTTAGATATATAAGTCCAGTAATCGCCCGTGATCTCCCCGTCCCTGGTTACCGTCAGGAAGGGGACGAAGTTATCTAGTTTGCTCATGCGCGTTTTCTCCGGTGGTCGGGGCCAGTGACGGGTACCGGATCCGTCATTTCAAACATACGGGAAACGATTTTGCCGTAGCCGTTGCTTAGTAAGTCCTTTTCGCTGCTGTTGGTGGTGAATATCGTTGCCCTCTCCATGCGATATCTGGCATCTACTACGGCATAAAGCCTATCTTCCGTCCATTCAGTTGCCTTTTCGGCCCCTATATCATCCAGGACAACCAGATCATCAGTCTTGGCCCGGTGAAATAGCCACTCTCCTCGTTGCTTCTTTGCTTCGCTTCCCGGCCGCCATGCGTCCAAGAGTTCCATTACCGGAAAGAACGAGCAATATAAGCCCCGGTAGTCCTCTCTGGTAGGGTCGTAGAGCGTTTGTGAATCATTCCGCACCCCAAATAAATCAGGTGCAGTTTCCATCAACGCCCGCACCGTCGCTATCGTTAGATGGGTTTTACCTGTACCGTAGGTACCTATAAGCAGCAATCCCCGGCCTGTTTTGATGTCATCTGTGGAATATGTCCGGCAGGTTTCTAAAGCCGCCTGCTGAGAGCCGCATTTGGGTATATAGCTATTAAAGGTTGCGCCCTGTAGTCTGCGCGGTGGATTGAAATACTGCCAGCAGGTATTAAATCTTGTGGAATCCAAAATCAGTCTCCTCCTCTCGCTGTGATTGTCTCTTCCTGTTTCTGGGCTTAAACTGAGAAACTTTACCCTCTTTTTTCTGTATCAGTTTTTCTTTGACCCATCCCCTGAGCGCGCGGTTATGGTCCGTGTAGCGATTATTTTTCTTAGGGTTCTGCCCAATGTAAATATCAAGCTGCTCAATCATCCACTGTGTATCTTCATGCCCAAATTCGGTGACTAATCGTTCATGCTCATCCGGGGTGAGATAGACATAATCAAGGTGCTTGATTTTCTCTTGGGGGGATATAGGGGGGTTATTGTTTATATTTATATCTTCTTCTGCATTATTAGCATTATTATTATTGTTCCGCTGCTGTTCCGCTGTTGTTCCGCTGCTGTTTCTCGCGGTGTTCCTAGTACCTTTCTTGTAACCCTCAAGAGCCTGGTATTTAGTGTAGTTAACAACTGTAAACAGTGTTCCGAGTTCACAAGGTTCAGCCAGGATACGGCCATCCTTAACCAGTTTTTTAACAGTCCTCTCTATGGTGGCAAGTCCAGGACGTTTAACCGCATTATTTTCGACATATTCTAAATCGCTCTGTAGGTTTCGATATGATCTAATCCACTGGCCTTTTTTTATATGCATATTGCCAACATTAACCCCTTCTTCAGCAAAGGCGGCTTTCCCAAGTATTAAAATAAACATCCTAAATTCAGTAGGATTGATCCATATAGGGTTTTCAAATATATCCCTAGCTACCAGAAAAGCCCCTGAGTTCAAACTTTCTCCCCCCTCTGTGTCGTATAATCTTTGAACTGCGTATTAATCACCTTCCAATATCAAGTTTTCACTTCTACATTTTGGGCATTGGGCTAAATAGCCTCCGCTTTTATCGCTTATAACGTACCCGCCCTCCATGGCGAGCTTAAAAATCAAGTCCTTATACAACATTACTTCTGTAACATAATCGCAACAAGGGCAGTATACGGAGGCCTGCAAATTACCCTGCTTATTCAACCATTCAGGAGTTCCAGCCGTTTCGAGTCGTTGCTTTACTTCTATATGCTCTTGCACGCGCATGTTCCAAGCTGCAGCGGCCAATTCCTCAGTAGGTTTCCAGTCGCCACAAGCCGCATGGACACCGCAAAAATATTTCATTAATTTGTATTCAGGTTCTAACGTGCTTAATTGGGGCTGTTTGCCACATTCTGGGCAAGATAATAAATCCATACCTTTCCCCTCCTTCGTATAAATAACACCCTATCCACTCTTCCGCCTCCCCTTCCGGCCACAGCCGGGATGAATTATGCGCTAACCTGTTCGGTTGCCCTCAATTGTTCTGATGCCATTTTCAATCCAATCAAATAGCCGTATATCCTTGATGGATACTCTCTTCCGATCTCATAAAACCATTCCCAATAATCTTGATCTAATTTGGATATTAATGGTTCATACCGATGGGTTATCTCTGCCCATTCAGAACAACTGCCGCAATTTCCTGCATCATCAAAAAGCTCCCGCATTTCATCATGGTCATATGTTTTGCCACATTTTTTTCGTTCATTTAGCCATTCGCGTAAACTCTTAACGGCTTTATCAGTATCAAAATCCCATCTTTCATCTGAAAAGGCAGAGAGTTTTTCTGAAAAATACCCAATAGACTTATCGTTAAATGAATTCACATCGGCTTTCCAAGTCAGCCAAAATACTGCCGTTCCAATATCTCCGGAAATATACATCATGCAGCCATCGAATACATATCGCACTCTATATACACCGGTGCCTGGTTTCTTCCAGTTGAGGACTTGGACCCCTCCCAAATCTATCAATTCGGCTTTATGATCTTTAAACCAATGTTCCCTAATGTAGTTCTCAATATCTTTCAAAATTCAAACCTCCCTTATGTCGCAGTTATAACAAACTGCGCACTAATGGCCTTTACAACCTGTTTGGTAATCGAAGTTATCACAATCTCCTATAGGTACTACCTTCCACCCTTTTGCCAAACAGTCATATAGATAGTCTCTTGCCTCTTCATGCGACAATCTACGCCCTGTTTCATCTTCAAACACCCCTTTTAGCGAGCCTTTCCGAGTGTTATTTTCTAACATGCCGCGAATATCGGCGCACATATGCCTAACTGTCATTTACTATCATCCTCCTTAACCGCCTTATACTTATCCGCTATCATCATGGCAAAGTTAGCTATATTGGCTGCCCGGCGGCAAATATCCGCAGTATCTTTTGGGAAAAGCAAATATAGCTCGGTGTAGTTTTTATGAAGCTCTTCCAGAAGAAACTCAGGGTTACAGTCCTGCCAACCGCCCTTATGCTCATTTGCTCTGAGCTGTTTCTCCATTTCTTCCGCAAACCAGCGGACCTCTTCGCGTATTTTCATCATCTATGCCCTCCTTAAAACAGCGATAACTGTCTTTCGTCGTATTCGCCGCCTATTGGTTCGTGGTTGTAACACTGCCAGCCCGGGCGGTTCATAATCCGTTTTGCTCTATCGCTTTCAGGCTTTGCAAAATAATTGCAGTCAGTGTAAGGCAAATCAGGAGTATATACTTCTGGGGGTAAAAGCAGATTATTGGCTATACAAAGTTCCCTGATCTGCTTTTTGTACGACATAAGATGATTCCGCAACAGGTTCATATTTACCCCATCTGGCCAACCGGGGTCATTGCATCCATTTACCCTGATGGATTTCCACCGGGCTATCGTACCAACAGCTTTTTCACAGTTTTCTTTAATCTGCTGTTCCGGTGTTTGCTTCTTAGCCATCTTTAATACTCTCCTCCTTCCTCCTGGTCCACGCCAGACAGGGCATCTATTTTTTCTCCTTTCTCGTTCTCCACATAACCCTTAAGCATATCGTCGAAATATACCGGGAGAACCGTTATTGCGAAAAAACCAAGACACAGCCTGAAGGTTAGAGGTTTCAAACTGCCCGTAACATAAAAGCCCCCATATTGCGTTTCGATACCTATATGGATACCCACTATTTTTCCTCCTTCCTCCTGGTCCACGCCAGACAGGGCTTGTCGTCCCCCAGCTTCGTTTTCCCGTTTATACCGCAGTGCGGCCACGGTTGCTTCGCTTTCGCCCGGGCCACCATGCCTTTTGTTTCAGGCACCCAGTACTTGCAGGTGCCGCAGCGCCCTTTCTCGTCCATCACGCATCCCTCCGTTCTATCTCCACAATACCCTGCAATATCGGGTAAACCACCTGCGGCACTACGGCATTCCCGAGTCCTCTAAGGCGGCCCTCCCAAACTCGTAAACCCAAACCCAGGGGTTCGCATTCCAACCGTACAGCGGTAAATCTTTCTTCTGAATCGTGCTTTCCCACAGGGTCTGATACGCGTCTATATACGCAGGCTTTAGCACCTGTTTGCCGTATGCCAGACTGATATATGGCGGCTTCGGGTGTGGGAATTGGATCTCAATTCCCTCGGCAAGACAATCCTCCACCGAAATATCCTGCAGCCTAGTTATGGCTACGTTTTTCACTTCCAGCCATATCCGAGCGGCTGCCTTGGGCATGAAGCGGGGGGGCTTCCAATGAATTTCATCCTCTACATATAAATCTCCAGAATACTCATGAAAACCCGTTCCATAGGCAAAATCTGCGGCACAAGCGTAGTGCGTTCTGTATCCGTTGCCATCGTCATAGCTACCGATATCTCCCCATTTCTCCCGCACCCATAGCCTCTGCCCGACTTCGCAGGGTGGGTAATGCTCATAAAATGATTTCTCATACGTTCTTACGGCGTTGCACCAATCGTCATACTCATACCACTTGTCGATAACCCTCTTTGAGGGAAGCCTTCTCGTCTGCCACTTAAGCGGTTTCGCCGGGTCTATCGGCTCCGGGGGCCAGACGCTGGGTCTCGTATTCAGAATCGCCTGAACCATGGGGCCCGAGAAAAGTATGGGCTTTTCGCCGGGTTTTAAGTTTTTAGCCATGATGTCACCTACTTTCTAAGAGCTCTTTCGTGCTCCACAATTGACTGTCGTCGTTATAGGGGACTCCGATATAGTCAAGCACATACCCGACTCCCAACCCCTCTTTGCTCGGTCCCCATTTGCCGTCAGTGAACTGTCCGCCGCCTATGCAATATCTCCACTGCTTCGGGTGCGTTACCTGCATTCTCTGGAATCGGTTAGGCTCTTGCTCCATATGAACCCCGAACATACAGAACATGCACCCGGTACGACTGACGCCTGTTGTGGTTGCCCCCCCACCGATTACAGATTTTCCCGTAACAAGAGGCATAAGACAGATTGTTTACCCGTAGATATCGCAATACGTCTTGCTCAGTCCAGAAGCCCAGGGGGCGCGATTGAGGCCTTGCCGCTTCATAAGCATTGCACCCATACTGGATATAATTTTGCGCCCTTTTTTCTCCCTCGTCAGCCATTACCCCAATGAATGGTTTGTTTTTTGTGTCATCCTCATATTTGTAAAATGGCCGCTTTTTCATAACATCGCAACAACTAGCAGATATTTTAAAGGGCGCACCAACAAGATAATGCCACTTTACGCTTAATGACCCAGAATTGCCCCGCTCGTCGCCATATAATAAATAATTCCTATACCTCTTAGATAGTTTTTGTTCTCGCAATTGCTGTAAATTATGTGCCTGCCGTTTACTAATCACTGGATAACCGTACTTTTTAATCACCTGCCTAAACGTCATTTTAGGCGTTAGCTTAACTACATTATTTTGACTTAAGGCGAACTTCCGTACCTCGGGATACTCAAGCCCTGTATCACAGAACACTGCTGGAAGTTCAGGGTATAACTGCCGGACAATATGCAACAATACTGTAGAGTCTTTGCCGCCAGAGAAGGAAACGTAGACTTTGCCATCCCAGTGTTCGTACCATTCCTGGATGCGGCCCTTAGTGAGGATTAATTTATGCTCTAAATCCAACGACTGTAGGTCTCTTAGCTTATTGGCATCCATGTTCTCCATCCATGTCCTCCTATACTCTCTACAGATACACCGGCCCGGTAATAACCCCGAACCCGATCAGCGCCTGCGAAACAATCATGGCGGTACCGAAAATAAAGCCTAGGATTATCATTACGCTCGTTAGCGGGTCGGATTTAGCCTGCTTCTTGAGCACCTGCATAAACTTCTGCTTTTCGCGCCGGGGCTTATCCGCAGGCTTTATCGGCTCTACCCGGTACTTCCAGTAGTTCTGCGTGATTCGGTTAGTCTGCACAACAATCCTCCTCCCACTCCCACTCTCCCTCTATCTCGTCCGCATTTTCCGCATATTCTTCCGGGGTGATAGGGGTGATGTACTCCGGTTTAGTGCCCAACATATCGGCTAACTCAGGTATGCCATCTATCTGAGCTTGTTTTTCCATATCGGCATCCCTGGTTTCCGTGTTGCACTTCCCTAGTTTGATCTGCAGGTAAACCTCGCAAGGATTACCGTTTTTATCTGCGCCGAATTCAGCCTCCTTTTCGATTCGGTAATGGAAAAGTAGATCATATATCATCGTCCGGGCCTCCTCCCAGCAGTTCCGGATTGTCGTGGATGTTACCGATCTTAATTAATTCATGGTCACCACTCAATCCCCCGGGGCCCCATAAAGTTTCAATATAAACTCCGTAAAGTGGAAAGGTTTCATCTTCGCATAAGTCAAGATGCCTTAAACCGTTGTCTATATATTCACCTATTTTCACTATTGGTTTTCCGTAAATTTTCTCGTAGTCCTGACCACCCTGTAAAATATCCCCATCATAGAGTTCCTGCCCGTTCTTATCCTTGAGGCCGGTGAACTGGCCGACGGTTTCAGGAATAACATCATGCCTGATACCACCAACATCACAAATAGCTCGACTGCCTTCACCGCGCCACCATGTAATTAAATCACCATACACCCATTTACCTGTATCTGACCGCTTACCGCGGAACCTATAATCTCTGTCCATCATGCTCTCCTTTCTCCGGAAACAACTTCCGGTACGTCCGATATATCTCTGCATATTTCTCGGAAAGAATATCCTCATTTGGCGTTAGGCGCTCAATATACGGAGTTATTAACTCAATTAAATAGTCTTTCAGCGGCTCCATGTCCCGTATTACCGGGATTAATTCACCTTCAACCCGGTTAATGCTTCTCTCCTCTGAAAACCCATCCGGGTACCGGGCCCTGAGCTTCTCAATGTTAGCCACCGCGATATCCTCTAGCCTTATCCCCGCTGTGGTGGCCGTGGTTGCCACATACCAGAGAAGGTCACCCAACTCTATCTTGAGCTTATCCTGGTCAAGTGGATGGCCATGGAATAGATGCTTTTTGAGGCAGTCTATAACCTCCCCAGTCTCCCCGGCCAGGCCAAAAGCGAAGTTAATAAATCTCTTTTCACTGGTATCATTGGCTTGATGTGCTGTTCTTTCGGCTAACTGTTGGTAGTCGTTGAATTGCATATGAATCCTTTGCCTCCTTCGTTAAAATAACGACATTTGAGTCTGCTCTTTGCTTGTACCCTTTTTCTCCTTTTTGGCCGATGTCCTTTTAAGTTTGGCGTTCCCGCGATCGCTTTTTATGCCTGCAGCACATCCAGCCTGCATAAGCATCCCTTTCTTGATGTTCTCCCATTTACCGTATCCGCCCTCGGAAACCATCATTGCGAATTTATCCAAGACAAGGACGCCGTCAGGGTCGAAAAAATTAACAATCGCAGGTACTTCTTCCATGACAAATGTTTTGGGCTGTAACTCAACAATCATGCGGCCATATTCATAGACAAGGTTATTCCTGGGATCGGCGATATTTTGCTTTCCGGCTGCGCTGAAGCCCTGGCAGGGGGGCCCACCGAACACGCAGTCAAGATCGCCTTTCTTTATTCCAAGAGCATCCAGTATGTCTTTTCCTTTTAGTTTTCGGATGTCTCCGAACCAGAAATTACGTACTGGGGCCTGTTCCGGATGATGTTTTATATGTCCGCTTCCGGCTAGGCCAGAGCCCGTAGCGTTGTTGTAGAGGCCAAACGGGGTATTGTGTTCCGGATACCGGTCGAGCGGTTGCCGAATGGGCTGCTTTTTATTTTTCTTCCCGAAGATATATCTCTCGCATGCATCATTGAGCCGTTCTTTATCCTTCATGCCTTCGATGTAATGTATTTGTACCGGATAGCTGCATAAATTAACCATGTATGTAAGCGTCGCTGCCGGATCAAATTCATTAGCACCCACAACCTCAAATCCCGCTTTAATGAATCCCAGATCCATGCCCCCGACTCCTGCAAAGAAACTGAAAGCAGTCGGCCGTTCTCTCTTTGCAGTGGCATGCTCTGGCACAATAAGTCCATATTTTGTCTGCCGCCAATATTCCATGCCCTCACCTCTTCCTAAACTTGTTGGCTGCCGGGCATGTAGCAAAATGGCTTACCCGCCCCGTCACAGTTCTGTCCGGCAAAAACAAACTATCGCGGTTTACCGGGCTGCCCCACTCCAAGCCGCCATCATCGGTAACGACACACATCGTTTTGGCCCCGGCCGGGTCTATTTCAATCTCCTCCGGGTTACATGGCATATGCTTGCCGTCCTTGGTCTTTACCCAGATAATCGGGGCCCCGCAGGCCTTGCATTTATCGTATTGTGACATCTATCCCGCCTCCTTCACATAATTCTGGCGGCTTGGGCAGCGGCATCCAATGTGTAACAACGCCTTCTACCTTTACCCAATCCGGGCTATCAAAAGCATCAAACCACCAATAGTAAAAGTTGCCCTTAACCAGCCTAGCGATCACAATTTCTTCTGATGCGGGGTAAACAAGGCAATCTACGTTTTCTTCCGGTAACCTCTCCACGGTTGGTATCCAGCCAGCAGCGCGGCGGTTCCAAGCGGCAATGGCTTCTTCTTCTGTGGTAAAAGATTTTAAGAGTTCGCAACAGATACATTCCACTGAATACCATTCTTTTTCAATGTATAAATTTCTACCATTGTTGGGATAATTTTTATTCCATTTTAATGACGATAAACATTTTTTAGCCGTTATTTGTGGGATTCTTCCGCAAAACGGGCAGGGTATATCGTTGTCCCTCGCCCTAAGAAGGAAACGGATTACCTCATGGCTTGTCGTGGCACCCAGGACAACTAAGGTATCCTGCTCCGGGTCGGCCTGCAGGAGCCTGATACATAAATGCCCATCAGAGTTATAGCTTATCTGCGCCCGTTGGCCATCAAGCTGCATGTTCTCGCTCTTATATCCTTCATGCCGTTTGATTATCTCTATCATGTCGCTCTCCTTTCTCCCATACACGGTAAGCCCGTATGATCGCCTGTATGCCATCAGGCAGCACGTCAAATCTAGGCTCCCAGGCATTTGCCATCTGGCCTACCAGTGCAAGTACTTCCTCGGCCCCGGTGTTTGCCTTTGCTGCTGCCAGCTCTTCCCCCATAGCATCTACCAACCGGGATAGGCGGGTGTTCTCCTGCTCAACGGTTAGGATGTATTCCGATACCGTATTAAGGGCCTTCATCACTTCACTTGTCATGGGCAGCAGCCTCCTCAAAATAAAACCTACCGTTCCATCCTTGCCAGTCAACCATGCCATAATCCCGCGCAACCTTACCTAAATAAGTACCCAAGACCTTATCTTCCATCTCCAATAGATACCTACGGAACGTCTCAAGGTTATTGCCTCTCTTGTAGTGGTTACATCTTCGGCAAGATGGCAAAAGGTTTTCCTCTTGGTTTGCAATTTCCGGAAGGGAGTTTTTTCTTTGCGGGATTTTGTGGTCAACCTGCATATCCTTGTATTCAATTGGTCTGCCGCAGTAAGCACAGTGCCCGTCATATTTGCTATAAACGGCTTTACGAGTTTTTTTATTCACTCTTGCCCGCCTCCTTTAGCGCGGCCTCGGCTTCTTCGCGGGTGAGAAAGACGGTTTCCGCTTCACACCTAAATAACAGGTTTGCAGGCGTTGCTATCTCCAAATCAATACCAAAGCCGCTTATTTTAAGCGCCGTGATTTTCCCGTGGTGTATCGCTTTCCCGAAATTGCTTGTCCAATACACCGTATCCCCCACCTTGCAGGGCAGCATTACGACCCGCCCTTCTTGTTCGGCATCCTCGTAAGCGGCAAGACGGTCAATCAGCAAGCCGATGTAATCTTCCCAACTTATGTCGTCACCGCAGTATTGAGGATGTACCACGGCTTGGTTGAGATCATCTCTATCGGTTAGCCTATCCATTCCGGTCAGCTCCTTCCGGTCCTTGCGGCAGCGGCATCCAGTGGGTAACCTCATCCATTTCATCAAACATGTTGACTGTCATTATTACGAAGCCGTCTTTATGCCACCCAAGGAATGTTTCTCCCTCTTCCGGCAATTTCTCCGTTACCGCTATCCAGCCACCTGCACGCCGGTTCCAGGCGACTATAGCTTCTTCTGGCGTATCGTATTCCAATGCGCCGCACTGGGTAGCGCAGCCCTTGCACTGGACATAATATTTTTTATCTGCCGTTTCCGGCGAATACGGCCTCAAATTTGTGAACACAGGGAAGCTTTCAATCTCAGCCTCCTCGCCGCAAAACGGGCACGGCAGCAGTTTTTCACTCATCACTCTTCACCCCCCCATATCCAGCGGCGGTAAGGGCCTCACTTGCATACCTCTTTATGCTTTCAAGCGTTGGTGTTGAAATTACTGTTCCATAGGCTTTATGTTCAGTTTTGGTTTTAATTTCTGCTATAGTTTTGAGCGCTTCCCGCAACTTGGCGTTTTCTGCTTCAAACAATGCGATCTCTTCTTCCTTACAGCCTATGCGCTCTAGACTGAAGGCCAATTCCTCGCATATAGCATTGATGGTTTCCGGCAATGGCAAGGGCCTTTCAAAGGCCTCAAATTCCCATGCTTTGCGCCACCGCTCAACAACCTGTTCTATATCAAGCGCTATCTCTCTGGGGTCCATGCTATCCCTCCTTTGCTTCTATGGCAGCCTTAAGCTCATCACGCCATTGTCCTTCAGATGGAATGTCTGGGTCACCCTCAGCCTCTAACTCACTCACAAACTCAAGATACCTTTCACGGGAAAGGCGTTCTGAGTAAGATAATTCAATAGGCTGAGTGCTAAAGCCGGCTGGCGGCATCTGGAAAACCTTGCCCTGCTGGAGTATAGATTCAGGCCGTGTTAGGTCAACTTGACCCTGTATCTGGTCCAACACCGCGAGAGCCTCAACCTCAGAATCGTATTCGCCCAGCCATAGGGGAATACCATTAATTATCTGGCTGGTATAAATGCTTTCGTCCTCAACCCATATGCCTTTAGCCTCGCACAAAACGCATTTATTCTGACTGCATATCCATATTTCCATGGTTGTACCTCCTTAAAACGGATATAAATCCAATCCTATCTCCATGCCGCTGTCGGCTATCACTGTTTCTACCCCAGTCAATTCCTGGACCTCACGCTGCATTCTGGCCGCATCGGAATTGTCGTCAGACAAATGAATTAGCACTATCTTCCGGGTGTCCGCTGTCACATTGACGCGCAGGAAGTCCTTCACGTGGTCCAGGCTAAAGTGGCTGCCAAGTATCCGGTCCTTTAATGCCGGCGCCACTAATCCGGCTTCCACGTTCTTTCTCAGCGTCTCCAGGCAGTAGTTGCATTCTATAAGGACGTAATTTAAGCCTTGGAAACGGTTCCGAACGTAATAGGTATCTGTAGCATACAAAAGCTTTTCCCCCGTCTCCAGACGGCATAAAAGGAACCCAAGGGGCTCTGCCGCATCATGCTGGATCTCAAAAGGTAAAACAGTTATGCCGCCCACATCAAACTGCTGCAGGGCCTTGATAGCCGTGAACCGGTGGCCGCCAAGCTTTAAAGTCTCAGCGGTACCGGAAGAGCAATAAACATCAATTCCAGCTCCCATAACCTCATTTACTGCCTTGCTATGGTCTTTGTGCTCATGGGTCATGAGACAACCTGTTACCTGGGAGAGGTCAAAATTTAGCCCCTTCTGGATGTCCTGGAACCTTAGTCCGCACTCAAGCAGCAGGACTTCGGCTCCAGTATCCAGGACATAGCAGTTTCCGTGACTGCTGCTGCCCAACACCTTTAGCTTCATGTTTAGAACCCCGGGCCATCATCGTCAGGCGGCAAGCTGTCGGTTTTCGAGGTAGTATCTGCCTTACTGTTTCCCTCTCTTGTTTGCGTCTTGTCAATGTCCACGACCTCGACGTTGGCATTCTGCTGTACTTCCTGTTCTACCTTAATTTCATAGTCGGCAGGCGTAAGATCAAAGGTATCGTAAAGTTCTTCCTCGGTATGCATACCCATAGCAAGCTCAGGGGCATAAGCCCGGATAAACCAACTGGCCGCACGGTACATAAGCATTTGCTGCGGCATGGTCTGCCACTTGCTGCCATTTTTGTCGTACCAGCCTTCTTTTTTTGCTATTGCAATGGTCACGGTAGAACCTTCCAGCTTTTCTCCGGTTGCTTTTTCAATAGCCCATGCCTTGCAGCCCCAAGTATCTTTTCCCTCTTCACCTACCCATTGGTAGCGTAGGGCTGAATACCGGCCGCTGGTATTAAAAGTAGAGATCAGGAATTGACTGGACCATCCAGGGCGGCCATATACGATATAAAGATTCTGCATAACCATTAAAGGATCTGCGTTCATCCGCGCTGACATATTCAAGGCAATTACGCAGTTGGGCAGATTACCTTGGTAGTCCTTTGGCACTAGTGTAGACTTCGAAAGTATGTTGGCAGCCTTAAGGGCCAATTCCAAGCTCTGTTTGCTGGTAAAACCGGGTATCAAATCTTCGGGGTTAGCAATGGCGTTATTACTCTGAATCACTTCCTGTTCGCTCATTTTTTAAGCCTCCTTAAATCTAGCCTCATAATGGGCATACCAGCGATAATATACCGATTTAACCTTTGGGATATCCTCGGCATCAAAGATGGTTTTAATAACCTCGCCATTCCTTTTCGCGATGCTCATTACGGCAACATTTCCTTTAATTTCGATCGCATTGGGCTTAGGATATTTTGGCATATTTTCCCTCCGAAGGTTCTACTCTCAGCGACTTGTCTTTTTCGCTTACAATCAAGCTAATGACCTGAGCTTCAACGTCAATGAGGTTGGTTATGGCTTCCCGATTGTCTATAAAAATCGGGGCCGATACTCCGAAGTGCTGGGTAAGGGTGTTGATAATATCCAGCCCGGCGTTAATCTTGGCCGCATTGTTTGCATCCGCGAAAGGTACGCCGTTTATCAGAGCCTCGCAGCAGTCTTCGACAGCGCCGTTTATCAGGGTGTTGAACATTTTGAAGGTTACAGTCTTAAATCGACTGTTGATATTGCTCTCCAGCAGGCTTACCTTGGCCTTAGTGAAGTTTTCCAGCAGGAACTTATGGCCTTCCAGCTCGGCTATCCTCTCAGCCTTTTTCCGCTCGTCCTGCTTGAGTTCTTCAATTCTGGCGACAGTCTTGGCGCGAATTTCTTTGTTGTTGAGAATGGCGTTCAGCCGCTCAATCTCCCGGGTTACTTCCCGCTTCTGCTCCAGCAGTTCAGTGGCGCGATTATCTGCCGGCTGTTCTATCTCCGCCTGCAGGGTATCTATTTGGGACTGAATGGCTATATATTCGGGATGGGATTCCGGGGATGCCATATCCCAGGGTCCGTCCAGTTTAGCTTTGACCGCTTTTAACTGGGATTCCAGGTCGTTTTTAGCCCCGGTCTTTTGTGCGACCTGCTGCTCAAGTAGGACGAGCCCCTCGGTCAGCTCTTCATTTTGCGCTGCCAACGCCTGCCCTTTTTCTGTGATGTCTTTGAGGCCGGCCCTTTTCACTTGGTTGAATTCCTCCCTGGCATGGGCAACCTTTTCCGCCCAGTCCTGTTTCGGCAGGTCCTGGTGGCATAGCGGGCATACCTTGGCATCCGGCCCCGGTGGGGCGAATTGCTTGTTATTCAGTTCGCCCCACTTGGCGCGGAGCTCGGCCATTTTATCTCCGTTGGTTTCGTACTCCTGCTGGGTGAGCTTCTTCTTCGACTCCAGGATGCTTACCTCACCGGCCAGATCGGAGCATTCCCGGGTAAGACGGAGCTCTTCTTTAATCAGAGCATCCCGGCCGGCGTTGGCCTGGCGCTCCAATTCGGTTTTCTTCTGCCCCAGGGCACCATAAAGCTTGTTCAATTGCTGCCGCTTGGCCTGAAACGCTTTGGTAACGGAAGAAGCGGATACCATCTGCTCTTCGATTCTTTGCAGGCTGGAACGCTGGTCAACTAACAGGCGCTCGGTCATGGAATAATCGGGTTCTTCGTTTTCAATGCCGCGCTGCAGCTCGTCAATGCGCGGTGGAATCATTTTGATTTCTTCGTTAATCTTCCTGATCCGCTCACTGATAATTTTCTTGTAGTCGTCAGTCTTTTTGCCGTTCAGGATTTCGGTCAGCCGGGCCAGACTGACATCCGAAGCAATAACTGCCTCGTCCGACACGTCGCCGACGATCTCAAGCAGCATTTTGCGCCGGTCTTGCCAGGGTAACTGAGTGTTGAAATACAGGGGATTGGTTATCAACCTGAACAATTTCTCGTTGATGAGGGAATCAATATACTTCTGATACTCCCCTTCTTTTACCGGAACATCATCAATCCAGTGCAGGACATTATGCCCGGTGAATGTCTTTTGGGCCTCTCCGTGCTTTTTAATCCATTTCTCGACTAGGGTTTTCTTTAAAACGACCGGCTTGCCGTTGATATTAAGTGTGCCTTCCACGGTATGTTCCAGTCCGTGCAGGGCCTCTCCGTTGCTGTCCAGGGTCTTAACATTGAAGGCCGTGCGGTTGCTGCTGTCCTTATTGAAGAACAACCACAAGAATGCGTCATACAGGGTTGTTTTCCCTGTTTCGTTATCGCCGAAAACATCTATATTACCTCCCTGGGTGTCCAGGGTAAAACCTTTTTGGCCTTTGAAATTAGCCAAACCAAGCCTATTTAGAATTATTGATATGGTTTCAAATTGCAGCTTTTCTGCAGGCACGCTCATCTCTATGCCTCCTCCTCTCTATCCTGTATGGCGAAAACCTCCACTCATTCACGGCTTTCGCCTCCTTTTCCGGTTCTTGCGGGTATTCCTGCGCCTATCGCAGTAGGCAATAGATTAATTGGGGCGGTCGGCGGCTATCCCGTGCGCTCTTGCCGCCTCCGGGGAGCTGATCGGGTATTCGTTCCCCCACGGGTCCCCGCCGCCCCAAAGTTGATTTCTTCCGGGTCCTGTGCTACAATCTACTTAGCAAATTTTCTTGCGGGTCGCTTCAATGAGGCGACCCCTTTTTCTATCTGCCGCCGGTACCAGGGTAGTTGACGGCCCTTGAACTTAACTTTTTTCACCGGGCACTCCCGGCAATAACACTCCGTCAAATCCTTACTCTTAAAAATCTGCGCCAACCTCGCCAGTACGTCCGGCCTGATTCTTCCCTCTGCCTCGTACCGGAAAATAGTTCTGTCATCTGCCGGTACCAGTTCTGCCAGCTCCCTTACTGTCATATTGGCCTGCCGCCTTTTCTCCTTGACCGCCTGCCCTATGACACTATCTGCCATTCTCACACCTCCCTTCCGTGATGGATAATCTAACCAGTGCTATTGTTCTTTGAGAATTAAATAGCGCTGGCCGCCTTGAACTGGGCCAGTTCGTCATAAAGCCGAGCTATGGTTTTCTTTAGGTCGTCGATTTCCTGCTGTAAAATATCGTTCACGGCTTCGGCTTCTGCCGCTCGCGATATAAGCTCCAGGCAGTACTCCGGCGTTATCTTGCCGTCTTTCATGTTTTTCAGGTATTTCTCCAGGACAAGCTTCTCGAAGGCTAAGTCAACGAATTTATCAATGTCCAATATATACACCCCCTATCTCCAAAATCCGATGAACAACGCGGCAATAACAGGATTCAAATGGGTTCCTCCTTTCTGCGCTTATTATGGCCTTTCGGCTCCTTGTTGGGGGAAGAGAAAACGCCTTGCTTCTTGACATAATCAAGATAATAAGCAGCCCATAAATCAATTAATACTTTTTCTGGGATAAAACCTTTGTCTGTCACCGCCCTGGGCCTTGTTAGCGGCTTTGGCATATTATCACCTCGCTTTCGTTATGGTGTTGGGGGTATGCAGTTTTCAAAGAACCATATAATTAGGCTACATATTTAACGGATAATTCCCGGACTATAGAGCCGTAAATGGATTTGAGCCGTTTATCCTGCTCAACAACGTCCAGCCGGCAGGCATTATTGATTTTGGTTTTGCTGGCCCCGGCCTCAAAAAGCCGCTCGCGATAGTTCTTGACTCGACGGCGAAGGTCGCACCCAGCGCGTTCTTCCAGCAGCCGGTAGCTTTCTTCCCTGACCTCCTTATGGTCTCCGTCCCTGGCCTTGACAATTTTATTCAGGCGTTCGTTGATATCCCGGCGCCACTCTTTATCGGTGGGAAGTATCGCTTCTTTGATGTTTCGGATGGTTTCGGCTTGCTTACTCTGCCCTTCTTCCAGGGCCATGATTTTGCGCTCCTGGTCAACAAGGCACTGAGCAAGCTGCAAGGATAACTCGGCTTGAGTCCTAGGTTGGATGGAATATGAGCCTGTTTTGCGGATGGAGGGAATGACTTCTTCAGTTACCCAATCCTGAAACCGTTCTGCCTCTTCCTTGTTGCTGCGCATGATCAGTTTATAAAGGCCGGACTCATCAATACACCATAATTCCTGGTTCCCTCCAGGGGTCGGGAAACTTCTGACCCCTTTGTGAGCGTCAGATATACGGACTAGTGTCTGGCTGCCAGTCCAGGATATTCCCAGAACGTCGCAAACATCCCTGGCAACAAACCAAGGTTCGCCATCTATTGTGATAGTCCTAACCTGTTTATCTTCGTAAAGAAACGGTATGATCTGGTTATCCACTTTCTTCACCTCCCTTCCTGTATGTTTATCCCCGCGCCGTGCGGGGAAGGATATTAGTGGGTTATTTATCTGCAATCGGTTCCGGTTTTCATTTTGGCATCCAGTTCTCCAAAAAAAATATTTTGTATTGGAACCTTTAATATTTGGGATATCTGTAAAGCCATAGCGTAAGACAGACGCCTCTTTCCGTTTTCTAGATTGCAGTAATGGGTCTTTGAAATACCTAACTGGTTTGCCATAAACTGTTGCCCTATACCTTTTTCAGCCCTTATGCTCTTTAACGATTTTTGCATTGCAAGCACCCCCTTTGTTTTCGTTTTGGCAACCCTTAACTACTATTATAGTTGCCATTTTGAAAATTGCAATAGGTTTTACATAAAAATTTTTCAATATGGCAACTCACTTGCTAGTTGCTTATTTGAAAACTACAATGAGATTAATGCTAGGAGGGATATTGTGTCAGGAAACAATCTGAAGAAATTACGAAACAAAAAGGGGTTAACCCAAAGTCAATTGGGCGAATATTTTGGCTTATCCAAAACCGCAATATCTCTTTATGAAAACAATAAGCGCGGAATTGATAGCAACCTAGTTAAATCTATGGCTGAGTTTTTTAATGTTACAACTGATGAATTATTAGGCGTTCCTCCTGACAACATCAAACTGGAAGTCAACGAACCTGCTCAAATTTACAGTGTTTCCGATGTTGACAGGATACTGGAAGATACGCGAATGGCGTTGAAGCAAGCCATTGAAGACGGAAACATAACAGAAGAAAAGGCCGCTGAAGCTGTTGAACTGGCACGACGGCAACTCATGTTGGTTTTGGAACAAAAAAAGTAAACATCCCGGTCGTATGGCCGGGCTTTGCTGTCTTTAGGGGAAATTCGACATTTTATGAAAGGAAGGTGGTTTTATTGGCTTATTTATTCAGTATACAAAATACATAAGGGGAGGAGCGAACCATGAATTCTGTAACGTTAACTGTCACGATCACGGTTAAGAGGCAGGAAATAGGCAACCAGGATAACTGGCAGGCTTTCAAAACTACCTATTATAGGCACGGCTCTGTGCTTATAATTATTATCCTGGTTGACTGAAACTGAAAGCGTGGTTCGTCACCTCCTAATATCTTATCCTCCACCATATGGAAGAAGCAAGAAGTTGTTCAGTTCGGAACCACATATGCGAGTATAGCAATATGTGGAATGTCAGGGCAAAGGTAATTTGTGACAGTGGGGATCTTTGCCTATAGGGATCCGATTTGGGCTGATAGTTTCATTAATTTGGACTGCATTTGAATTGATGCGGCAGAAGGGGGCATCAAACGTCATAAAACAATTTTTGATTTTGATTCTGCGAACTCTCTTAGCTTCTATATTGTGCATAATTTTATGGGCAATTAGCGGAAAGGTTTTTAATCTTTTACCGGCAATTTTGTTTTTCCCGGTGCTGCTAATTTATTATCAACAATCAATTTTATGGTATTTCGTAATTGCTTCGGATGATTTATTTTCTACATTATTGGGTATCCTGCTTTCCGTTTTCTTTATTGTCTTGTATGCAGGTAATTTTTCTTTAGCAGATTCAATATTTGTTAAGGGTATATGTATTGTCGGAATATTACTAGGCATTGCCCAAACCTATAAAAGCGCTAAGTTGCGCATATTAGGATATTAGGTAGTTACAAAGGCTTAGGAGGAATTAGGCCGTGGATTATATTAACAAAATACCGCATTGGCTAAGGTGGATATTAGCCTTGCCAACGGCAGTTTTAGCGGCATGGTTGGGAAGCGGTATAGCGATTATTGTTTATCAAATGTGGAACGGGATAGATCCATCAAAAAGCGATTTTTGGAGCCACATAATATGGACTGTGGCCGAAACAGGTATTTTTGTTGTTGTTTTTTACACCATCGTTCCAACCTATAAGTTTTTATCTTCTATAATTGTTAATTCTCTAATAGGTGGGTTAGCGCTATTCTCAATGATTTATGCAATTTTAAACGGAACTATCAATGGTTCTGTTTGGGACATCGTCATTAATGACCTTATACTTATAGGAATTTTAATTTACTACAGCAGTATGTTATATAAAGATGAAGCAAAAGCATCCATTTCCCCTGAACCTAGTTCTGTATATGATGATAGGGAACATTGATAACTGTTTTCTCTATAGAAATATTATTTATTTTAGCATATGTAAATACCTTATAAGGTTCTTTCACCTTCATTAGAAAGGAGGATTTTATGCGGAGACGGACGGTTAAGGAATATTATATGTAAGGGAGAAATGTGATGAGATCGTTTATTTATTTTCTTGAAGGTATTATGGTCGCCTTTATAGGTAGGCCTATACTTTGGCTGATAAAATTCTTTAGATGGCCGTTACTTGTTACAGGGATATTCTTTAACTCAGTTTCAGCATATAGCCCTACGACTGGAGAAATAACAAACGAAAAAACAATTATTCCGTTAATAGCTGGCATAGTATTATTCGCTATCGGGACAACCGTAATCCGATATGACGAACTGGCCAAGGAGGCATATAGTACATATGATAAGGATTTTTAATTTAACTAAAACGCTTTTGGCGTTGCTCTTGTTGCTCTCCTTGCTTGTTGGTTGTGCCAATACTCAGGAAACCATTACACCAACCCAGCAGCAATATGTAGGCAGCATTAACAGCGATAAATACCATTACCCAGATTGCCAGTGGGCAGGCAAAATAAAGCCCGAAAACGAAATATGGTTCAGCACGAAGAATGATGCAGAGGAAGCTGGGTACGTTCCATGCAAGGTCTGCAAACCATAGGTAAAATGCAGGGCTTTTTTAAAGGAGGGGTTTGATGCGTAAAAAATTATTGGCAGTGGGCATGGTTTTAGTACTGCTGGTTTTCGCCATGCCAAAGCCGGCGCAAGCAGTATTTACGTGCCATGCTACATTCGGGCCAAATTCGCCTACATATTGGTGCGAAGGTTATCTGTACGAAATGGATGTCTCTCCATTTATAGAAAATGGCAGGATTTATATACCGTTAAGGTTTTTGGCCTATGGGTTAGGCGTCCATGATAACAACATCATTTGGAACGAACCCACGCAGGAAATATTCCTATCTAAAAGCGGCTACGGCGAGATAAGCCTACGGGTGGGCAGCAACACAATACTGCGAAGTAACGGCTCCCCTATTGTTATA